GTACTAGCACCAACAATAGTTCCACTAACATCTAAATTACCATTAAGATCAACAAGTGTAGAATTTAATTCTATTTCGTCATCTGCGTTTATATCTAAATCACCATTAGCAGGAGAACCAATATTGATTGCTGAATCTCTAAACTGTATTACACTTGCTCCGTTTAAAAGAACTCCTGTATCGGCAACATGAGTAAAAGTAACATCTTGATCATCGCCTAATCCAATTACAGCACCATCTGCTAAAAATAAATCTGAAAATTCTAATGAAGTAGTACCAAGAGCTGCGCCATCACTTGCATCTGGAACAAATGCAGTTGAAGCAGTAATTGTTGTTGCAGACAAAGTGCTTGCACCAACTATTGTACCGCTTACATCTAAGTTAGCATTAACATCACATAGTGTTGCATTTAATTCTATTTCATCAGTTGCATTAATATCCAATATAGCATTACTTGGCGCACCTATACTTTGTGATGAATCATTGAATTGAATAACAGAAGTTCCATTTAAAAGTAGCCCTGTGTCAGCAACGTGCGTTAGTGTTACATCAGTGTCTGCACCAAATCCTAAAACCGCTGCATCTGATTCTAAAGTTAAATCATCACCTACAGTTAAGTCAGTACCTACAGTTAAAGCTGCTGCGGCAGCTACTGCTCCTGCAATACTTAAAGTTCCTGCTAAATCTAAATCAGTAAAAGCATTTAATACTGCTGCACCTGAACCAGCTCCATCAAGTGTAACAACAGCTACTCTGCTATTTGGAATAGTTACTGTTGCTCCTGAACCTTGTTTAATTATTATATTTTGAGAACCACTTGTAGCGTTTTCTATAACTGAAACTTTTTTAATAGTGTTTGGTCCTATTGTAATAGTACAAGCTGAATCAAGTGTGCCTGTATATTTTATATACATAGCCCTTGCTTCGTCTGCTGCACCATCAGCAATAGTAGAAGTGTGTGTATTTGCATTAGTTGTTATACCTTCAGTTCCTATGCCTAATGCTTGCCCTATAAGCTCTAAATTAAGATTTGTTACTGTTCCCCAAGTACCGCTGGCATCACCAGTAGCTAGTTCGTTTAGTCTTAGGTTATTTACATATGTACTTGCCATTTCTAATCCTCATTAATATTTATATAACAATTTCACTATAATTTGGAGTTTGAGCTGTTGATATAATAGAATAACTTACAGTTAAGTTAGTTCCTTCTTGACTCCAAACATTAACATTATTGTTCAATGAAGAAGTTAAATCAAAACCTTGAACTGAAACATCAGCATCGGCAGTAACTGTTTCTATACCTAGTGCAGATGTGCCTGCTAAACCTGTCATATCTAGGAAATTATTAGTTATTAAACTTTCATTTCCTACTGCTGAAGTACCAGCATTTCCAGTGACAGAAACATTAGCTGCGGCAGATACTGATTCATCTCCCAATCCACTTGTTGAGGTTGTTGCGGTTACTCCTGCAACTGCTGCGGCTTGTACAGCAGTTCCATCATCTAGTGCTGTAGTTCCAACATTTCCAGTAACAGTAACTGGTAATGGATCAGAGCCAAAACCTAACTGACCCCAAGTACCTCTACCCCAGCCATTTATATTAGCCATAGTAAAACTACGCTATTCTTATAATTGCATTTGAAGCGTCTGCTGCTGGAAACTGTATTGTAAAATCTCCTGCTGTAGATGTTTTATCTCCACCAAAAGCTAAAACACAAACTGCTTTATCACTGTTTGTATCGTTATATATTACACAACCATTAGCTGTGATGGTTACATTGCTAAAAGTTAAATCAGCAAAATCAGTAAATGCTGTTGTTCCTGAAGTTGTAGGATTAATATTAGTTAATGCTGATCCTGTGGCAGAATAGTTAGTTCCACTAGCTTCATTTGTACTTGAGTATGCTGTAGTTGCTGCACCTAAAGATGCAGAACTTGTGTACAAAGCTAATTTAAAGCTATTTCCACCAGATGCTAAAAAGTTATGCGTACCTTCAAGTAGTTCTTTTTTAAATGATGTACACATTGCTTGCGCTATTGCCATTATAATCTCCTAATAATATTTGCCATCTCTTGATGACCTTGTTTTTCTAATAAACCTGATACAGTAGCTCTATCACTCAATACAGCTTGTTTCATGTACAGTAAAACTACACTTTGTATATGATCTTTAAATGTTTTTGCTTGTGCTTTAACCATAGGATCAGCATTTTCGCTTACAGCAATTAAACGCTCCATTATGCGTTCTGTCCAATATTCAGGCTTTAAACCTTCATTCTGAGTAGTTTTAACCCCTACAGTTCCTATTGTGCTTTGTACATCCACACTAAACATTTATTTTCCTTTGTCCATCTCTATAAGCATCTTTACGATTGTATCCATCTGATTGCAATGTAAGTTTTTGCAAAGACTCTGTAAATCTTTTTTCGTAATTAGCTAGAACATCTGGTTCACCTTTCATAAATACATACGCTTCACATAAAGAAGCATAAAGTAATGTTTCTGGAGAATTTGTACCTAGCCATGATGTTCCATCTGATGTAGCTGTTATTGATGCAGGTGAATAAAAATAATGTAACTCAACACCAAAAGAAGAACCAGGTGTTGGTCCTACAATAAAACTATCATCAGCAAACTGAGCATAGTGTTTTGGTGTACCTGTAGTTGCTATTGTTGGATAAGCTTCTCTAATAAAACTAACATCAGTATTTAACAAATAACTGTATTTATTATTAGTATCAATAACTGCTAGTGAATATGGATATAAGTAATCAGTAGGAGTTTTAAGGTATTCAGAATTAGCAGTTAAGTTAGCTGTTACATTTTTTCTAAAATTAGGGAGTTCAACAGATTTAATTATTCTATCTTCTGCTTGTATAATAAAAGTAGAAAGGTTGCTAACAAAACTTGTTTCAGTATTTTGTGTATAATCTTGTATTGCGGATTTTAATGTCGTAAATGTTAAACTCATGTTGTACTCACTTTAACTGTTCCAGTTTCACCTTTTATATTTAATCCCATGGTACTAGAACCAAATTCAAACATTCCACCCCCTACAGGATTAAAAGAATAATATGATGTAGAGCTTACTTCTCCTGCATCTGGTCTAGCATTAAATAGAGTTTGAGGATCACTACTGTTTACTTCACCAAGCTTTAACTGTGGATGATCTATATCAAAGCAATTGTTGCAAACCCTCATTCCATTTCTTTTACTATCTTCAATTTCATATCTTAAACGATTTAGTTTAAAGGTAAAACCACAGCGATCACATTGACCTAAAGCTTTAGTTGCTCTTGCATAAGCCATTTAATAACCATAATTCCCTAAGTCTGGAACAAATCTAACAGATGCTCTTTCTCTATCTGCATCACTTACATCTTTCCATAACTCATTATATCTTTGTCTAATCATTGGAACTCTTTGTTGAGCTTCAGGTGATTTGCAAGCTAAGTTATATGCTAAAGCATAAGTTAAGCATGGCAGATACCTTGCAGGTACATCTGCATTATTACTTGCAATGTCTCCTGTATCTTCAATTTTTTGAATAAAATCATAAACTAAAGTATAAGGAGCGTCAGGAGTAGACCATAAAACTATTTCAATACTACTTGTTCCTTTGTCTACATAAAACTGTGTTGGTTTAGCTTTATTTAGTTTATTAGATTGATGGTTATATTCTGTTTTAGATATTCTATTTAATCTTTGATCAAATTGATTTGCTGTATTTCCTGCATTAGTTCTTAAAAAAACATCAACAACATCTAGTGCAGAAGAATCTATAGTATAACTACTCGTTCCTTCAACAACGGATGCTGTTCCTTGTTCAACAGTCCATAGATTTAAACCTTTGTTTTGCCATTCTAAAAAGACTAAGTTTAAAGCTCTTTTAGCTCCTCTAAAACTATAGCCTGATCTTAGCTCTAAACCACAAAGATCATAAGCTTCTTCCATAATATCGCTTATATCTAAATTAAATGTATGCGTTCCACTTGTTGCCATCATTTATCCCATTTTAACATTTCCACCTTCTACGAGCCTGTCTAATTCTTGAGTTAGGATCGTTTTTGGTTTTAGCTGAACTATTTTTAAGTTGCCCAGCAGACCTTGCACAATAAGATTTTCTTCTTTTTGCAGCTTTACTACCTTTTTTTACATCACCTGTAACTGCTGTTTTTAACTTAGAACCAGGATTAGCTTTACGATAAGCTGCAACCCCTGTCTTAGTCATACCAGCTCCACTTTTCGTAGATCGGTAGTTAGCACCCTTACCTTTAGTTGTTTTAGGTATAGAGTTATCTCTTTTCCTCATTGCTTATGTCTACTTATCGTTTGTTTTTTTTCATAGCTGGAACATCTGTCATTCCACCACCAAACATATTTTTAACATATTCTTTGTAGGATTGAACTTTTTGTTCTTTGCCCACTTCTCTACCCATTCTTCCACCGCCAGCCATACCTTTAGTAGTTTTACCGCCACCAGCCATATACTTGGTAGATTTACCACCACCAGCCATTCCTTTAGTAGATTTACCACCACCAGCCATACCTTTAGTTGACTTTCCGCCACCAGCCATACCTTTGGTTGATCTACCACCGCCAGCCATGCCTTTAGTGCCTTTTGAATTTTTTACATTTGGCATAATTAATTCCTTTTTTATTAGATATTTACAATACCCTATATTTCAAGAGTATTATAAATAATATTAACATATAAATATTTTTAAGCGTGAAACACAGTCATTGTTAAAAAAGTAGATACAGTATATTGAATGTATATACCATTAGAAAAAACTACTCCTTCATCTGGAATAACAACATCTCTTGTTGCATCAGCATCACCTACAGAACTTAACTTCATCAAACTTGTTCCTGATGGTGAAGTTGTTAAAAAATCTGTAGTTCCTGCTGTTGCAGTGCCAGTTAAATAAATACCTTTTAATCTTGATCTACCTTCAAAGATGACATCTGCTGCTGAACCATTAACTCCTGCTGAAACATTTCCTGCTGGATTTCCTACAGCAGTTATAGAAGCTATTGTTAGAAAAAACTTAGTTCCAGTAGCTGTACCAGCATTAGCACCTGTAATGGATTCTGTTTGAGAATCTCCATTAACATCAGTTCCAACAACAGTAAATGATTTACCAGAATCATTCCCAGCCGAAAGGATCGTTACAATCCTCCCATGACTGAGTGTAACAGAACCACTGTCAGCTAATGCTCCCCCTATTGTAAGGGCTGCATTATTTCCAACAGAGGCTGCTGCTGATATACCATCTGCATCTAAGGCAACTGTATCAGCAGTTATAGTAACTGCTTTTACATCTGATCTACCTGACATAAGTTACTCCTAGATAATACCAGTAAGGTTAATTAATGAGTAATCAGTAGTTACATTAACAATCATAACAGTACCTATTACTTGTATAACATCTCCAGCCGCAGGTCCAACAGCTCCAACAGCTCCTAATGGTACTGCGTGATTACCTACAACTAATGTTCCTGAAGTTAATACTGAAGCTGGTCCTGAAACTGCAAACCAACCACAATGAGTAGCAGCCATATCAACTACTGTTACACCCATTGTTGCACCTGTAGTTGTAGCAGCTTGACCAATTAAAGCACTTCTTGGATCAGGAATTAAAGTTATTCTTGAGCTTGTTGTTATTGCTGTTGCTAAATCATCGTAGCAAGTAATAACGATTGAAGGGTCTGAGGAATGATCATGTGCAGGATTAGATTTAATTCTAAGCATTTGACCTTCGCCAGCCGCATCATTTACATAAAGATAACCATTTGCATATTGATTAAGAGTTATGTCAGTACCAGCAGTTTCAACTGAAATTGCAGTTTCTCCAGCCGCTACAGCAGCAGTAGGAGTTAAATCAAAGTGATCTGATATTGAGGCTGCGTGAGTTATACATTTACCAGCTGTTACAGCAGCAGCACCCATTTTTCCATAACTGTAAACTGTATTGCCGTAAAGCAATCTACTTCCTAAAGGAAATAACTGACTTGCTCCAGATGTGTAGGGATCAACTGTACCAAATTGGCTACCGCCTTTACCTACAATAAAATCTGCCGGTCCTTTTCCTGTTCCTGCTACATATTGAATGTGTCCACCATCATCAGTAAAAATATTACCATCACTATTGATTACTAAACCATCAGTGATAGTTCCTGTTGATGTTGCTACATCAATGGTTTTAAAGCCATTTTCGGACCTGACTGATCCACTAAAAGTTGTATTAGCCATAATTTCCTCCAAGGAAATTTAATCTATCATCTTGGCAAAGTCTGCTAGGTCAGTTGATAGAGTTATTTGTAATCCTAGTTTTTTTAATATAACACAAAAAAGGGGAGCTTTCGCTCCCCCTTATTTTGCACTTTTACGATGAACCAGGTGATCCAAAGATACCTAGTGGGTCTGATACTCCAAATGAATATCGTTCCCTAGCTTTGTATCTAACATTACCTGTATCAAAGTCTCCATCCATAGATGTAGTCATTGGACTTCTAACGAAATGTTTCATGCCATCAGGAACATCAGTAGTGATGAAGAAAGCATTAGTATCAGTTAAATAATGATTAACTGAATAACCTTCTGGAATCACGCCATTTGTTTTAATAGCATTAATGTCGTTGTCAGCCGTACCTACCCTATAATCACTTTGTAAAAGTCTAGTAGCTACAAACTGTAAGTCTGAAGGTACAATTAACTTTTTAGGTCTAGCAGCAATTTTTAATCCCCTATCATCAGTATATTTACCGATTTGAATGATTGCATCTTCTAAAGAAGTTTCATTCAAGTCAGCACCTGCTGATGGGCGGTTGCTGTTAGTTCCACCATTTACAAGCGGATGTGCTGTGCTAAATAAAGCAACATCATCTCCACTTTTAAAAGAGGTAGAAAAACCATTGTTAAGTGGATTAGCAGCTTTTACTTGCTTAGTGTAAGCCATTGCGCGAGCCAAAGCTTTAGTATACCTTCCAGACAGAGAAACATAGAGGTTATCTTCCATTGCTTCTTCTGTAATTGAGTATCCCATTGCAATTGTTTCATGCGTGTAACGAGCTACAAAAGATTCTTGTGCAGTATCATAAGTGATAGCTGAACCTTCATCTTTTACTGGAGCAGCTCCAAAACCTGATAGTTTCAATTCTTCTTCAAAACTTCTTTCAGAATTTTCTGAAACATAGATTTCTTCATGCTCATTTTCATATGAACCATATTCTTCGCCAAATAAAGCATTCAATCCAGGTAGGAGTTGTTTAAGCTCATTTGCTCTTGATATAGCAGCCATAATTTATCTCCTATTATCCTATACCAGTTGTGTTAAGCAACTGATGCCCAACATTAACCATGACAAGTACATCTGTAAAAGCATCGCCTACTGCACTATCTGGTCCGTCAACAAAGTCAACGATCTTTAAAGGTAGTGTATTAGTAGTTGCTGCGGTAGATATACCAACTGTGTTTTTGCTTTGTCCGATTGCTGTGCTTCCTGCTGTTTGCACTACGTTACAGTTTTTACCTAAATCATCTAGGGTTGCTGCGCCATTGCATTGCATTTGCATTAGTACAAACGGATCGGTAGCAACATACGCAACAATATCATCCGCAACTGTTGAAGCTGGGAATTGATTGTTAGGTGTAAATTGCTTTGTAGTTGGGTCAGTGTAAGCACAACCAAGGAAAACACCAATGGTAGTCAAAGAACTTGTACCAGTATCTTTTTCGATAGTGGTATTAGGATTTTGATCTGCCCATTTTACAAAATCACCATAGAATATTGCTGTTGCAAATCCGCTAGTGATTGGATAATGTGTTACTTTTCCCTGAAAAGGACTTCCAACAACTGTTCCAACAGGTCTAGCTCCATGTGGAGTTGCTACTGTAGACATAATTGTCTCCTTATGCTGTTAAGTATTAACTTAACAAAAATTAATTATTAAAGATTCTTTATGAATCTCTACCAAAAGAGGTCTTCGATTTGCGCTCAAACACTTGTTTGGTTGCCATTCGATTATCCTGATCCTTAAAATATACATTGTCTACGGATTCCATCTGAGATTTTGCAAGATTTTCAAAATGATTATCTCTAGCTTTTGCTCTATCCGCAGGCATTTTGCATAATAATTGACCACCAATTTCAACATTGCCTTTTTTAGCCCATTCTGAATTATGATCCATCATATGAATCTGTAACTCTGCGTGGTCTTCTAATCTGCAAGGCAACCAGCCTTCACGAAATCTTCGTGATACATTAGGATTATCAGACTGACCTAACAAGGCTGTTCTGATGTACCTAAATACCCATCCTATCTGTGGGTCTGGTGTCGGTAAATTAGCAGAATTTTCCCAGCTTTGTATGTGCTGAGTAGCCTCTCGGCTTTCTGTCTCTCTAGGAGTACGCTCTTGGTTTTCAGGAGAATCTTTTGTAACTGGGGTTTTTGTATTATTTTTAACTTCAGTCATATTAAGACTCCTTTAATAATTGATTTGCATACATTTCAGGACTTATGCCAAGTTGTCGAGCTATTTTAACTTGAGTCTGATTTATACGAATTTGCGTGGGTTTTTTATTTCCGCTATCCCTCGATGCGGATGCAACAACTGTTGAAGGTTGTCGTTTTGGTGTTGTATACCCTTGTGAAGATTCTGCTTCATTTACAGGTTGTACACCGAAAAAGTTAGGAAATTGACCTTTCATTGCTGAATCAACTTCTTTGTAATATTGTTGTGATTTACTAGCTGGGTCTACTCCCTTTGCCTGTAGAGATTGATCTACATACATTGCAAAAGATGTCATTTCCTTATGTGCTGGATCAGTTCCCATAAACCAAGGATTCCTTGATGACCATGCTTGCATATCTGGATCAAGCTGTGGTTTCTGTGGCTGAATAGGCTGCACAGGCATTTTATTAACAACTTCTTGTTGTACATTTGCTGCCATTGAAGAAGATTGTTGTTCTGCAAGCGTTGCTCTTGATAACAACTCTTGTGCTTTTGACATTTCATCAGCATTGCCTTCTTCGTATGCTTTTTTGAAAGAATCTTGAGCGTTTTGTTTTGCCCATAAAGCGTTGTTATATGCTTGTTTATTTAATACTTCACCGCCTTGTTCAACCATAGCTTGCAGCTTTTGGTTTTCAGACATTACAGTTTGTAATCTTGTAATTGCTTCTTTGGATTCTCTTGCAGCAGCTTCTTTAGCTCTGCGTTCTTCATGATACTCGTATTTAATTTTTGCTATTCTATCAGCAGCTCGCTTCGAGTAATTTTCTATTTCTTTGTCTACTGTTTCATCATCGACTTCAGGCGAAGCATCTTCTGCTTTTGCAGGTCTACGATCAGCTTCAGGTGTGTCATCAACTACTTCTACCTCAAGACCTTCTGGAATTTTATTGTCAATTTCTACTGACTTACCAAAAAATTTGTCTTCTGTAGTTTGTTGTTTTGTTTCTTGAACAACTGGTTCTTCATTTATAATTTCTGTTTTACTCATGCTCTCACCACTCCTGTAGGATCACTAACAACTGCTTCGACAGTATCGTCATTTATTAACCGAAACTCTTGTCCATACATTTTCATGCGAGTGCCTGAATAAGCTCTAAATACAACCCAATCTCCTTTTTTACACCAAGGACCATTTGGGAATCTATTACTATCTTGATAACACTCTGTACCTAGTTTTAAAACATAACCGCAAATATTACTGACTTCTTCATCTTTTACAGTTGAAGTTGCTTTGATGATGCCACCTTCAGTTTTTGTATCTGTTTTAGGCATAGCTATTAAAATCTTCCAGCCTTTAGGTTGAGGCAGTTGATTTTTAGCTTCATCGGTTAATTTAGGTATTTTTACGTTATCAATCTTATGTTTAGTAATGATTTTTGTATCCATATATATTTGCACGACTTTAGGAGTCGAGTTCCTATTTTTCCAAGTTCCTTTGAACAAAATCCAAAAGTTCTCGTTCTGCGAGGGCTAATCCCTCTATAATACCAGCCATTTTTTGATACTCGGAGAAGTCTTTACAAGCTCCTGTACTCATATGGTCAGCGTGATCGTTCATAAAAGTCCGAAGCTTTATTTTCATATGCTCGGATAATGATAGTTCTGTGCTAGCAATGTTCATACATATTACTTTATGATTGCATTATTATTTCTTTTAACTATCTTCAAGCAAATCTTTAGCCAAGTCAACTCCTTTTAAAAAGTCATCTGTCGCTTTTTGATTATCTAACTGGTCTGCTTTTAATAATTCACTAGCAGCTTTAGAACCTATTTGCGCTCCAGCTATTTGTGTTTGAGATTTAATTCTTTCTCTTTCTATTGCATCTCTGTTAGCAGCTTTAGCAGCATCAAGTTGTAAACGCTTCTCACCTTCTTCTGCTCTACGCAATGCTTCTTGTTCTTTAATAGCTACTTCTTTTTCTTTAGCTTGTATTAGTGGGTCTTTTTGCATTTCTTGTACACGAAGTTTCTCTGCTCTTTGTTGAGAAGTACCTAGAACTCTTTGTGCTGCTTCTGCAACCAAGCTAGAAATTCGTTTTTCCATATCAGCAGGTAGCGGTTCACCAAGAGGCGGTAACTCAACACCAAGTTCTTTTTCAATGTCTTCTCTGTATTTCATTGTTAGATGTTCATTTACATAAGCAGATGCTGCTGCAAGAATACCTGCTGCGTTTGGACTTTTTTCTACTGTTTGCATTATTTCTTGGTTTTGCTGTACTGAAGCAATCACTTCAATGTGAGCATCGTGATCTTGATTAATAAATGCTTTAACAGGTTTGCCATTAATAAGATTTTGAACGGCTGATACTGGATCAACTGGTTTAATGTCGTTTTCGTCAGGAACTATTTCATCTACATCATTAATGCCTAACACTCCCAGCATTTGTCTATGTAGCTCTGGTAAGTTATACATATTAGGTGCTGTTTGTGACAATTGCATAGCAGCCTGATATTGCATAATTCTTTGAGCCATAGTTGCTGCATTAGGATCAGATACAGGCAGTACATCTATTTTTTTATCAAAGTCTTCTGCTTTAATAAATTCTTCTTCGTCTGTTTCATAAGGATAGGCTGGCTCTGTAAAGTCTCTAACAATGCCAACTAAAATATCAAATTCTTTTTTCATTGCTGCATGAAGCCTAGCTTGTACGGCACTCATTACTTTTTGATTTCTTTCCATTAAAGCAAGAGTTGTACCTACAGGTGCTTGGCTATTCATATCAGATATTTTCATATCCGAAATGCTTGCAAAGCGTCTGCCTTCTTCTACAATATTTTGAAGCAACTGATACAAAGTTGCAGATGGTTCTTTGTAGGGTAAGAAAGCAATGTTGTCTCTTATAGCTCCACCTGGTACATCAACATCTCTAAATTCACCAGGCATAATAGGTGTATCATCACCTTTAATTCTAAGTCCTCTGGCTTTTAGTCCACCAGGTAAGTTAGATAAAGTGCCTGCATCTACAAGTTGTCTGAGGATTGATGTTGCTGATTTAGCTAATCCACCTACCATATGTATTAAACCAAACCCATAAAACCCTAGACCTGGTAAGTATTGATAGTGAACGAAGTGCATTCTTCGTAATTTTTTAGGATCATCTTCAAAGTAGTTTCTACGAACACTAAGAATTTTGCCACTGGGAAAATCTATTGTTACTACATAAGGTATAGCAACCCCTGTTTCTTCTCCAGATTCATCGGTTTCTTCATAACCTTTTAGGTCTAAATCTACCTGCATTTCTAAAATAGTATGCGTGTTGTCATAATTATAAGTAGATGATTCACCAGTAATTTCATCATACTTTTTGTCTATATCGTTGTAACTTCTTGAGCTATCAGGTAATTCTATGTCTTTATAGAATCCATTGACTTGCATTTTCCTAATAGAGTTAGAAGACTTACGCATAACATGGGTAGCTCTCTCACAAGTTTCTAGGTCACTTGCCCCATAATTAATAACAACATCTTCTGCTGGTATAAAGATAGAGCTAGGTCTATCTAAACTTGGATCAAAATATACTTTGCGAAACGCAGAACCTGCTAATGGTAAAGAAAATAACATTTTTTCAGTTTCTGTACGATACTCAGACATTTCATGCGTGAGTAAATAGTTTAAGTAGTCTTCTACTCTTTGTGCTTGTTTTTGTTTGTCATCAGTCATTTTACCTACAATCTTTGTTCTAACTGGACCCTGTGCTGGAAACATTTCAGTAATAGATTGAGATTGAAAGCGTATGACTGCTTCACTAAGCATTGGATGAAATACACCACAAGCACCAGACCAAGGTGTAGTTTTTTCTTCTTGCTTTAACCCTAGCTGATCAAGCCCTTTAATGTAAGTTTCTTCCCAATCAGATCGTGATTCTTTATCGCCTTTATATGCGCTAATTAATTCATTGCCTAGCTCATTAAGTTTTTGATCATCCATAAATTCAGCTAGGTTTGAGTCAAAATCTTCATCACCTGCTTCTTTAGAATTAGGATCAAAATCAATAATCATCCCACCATCTTCTGTTTCTATTGAAACTGATTCTGGGTTTTCGATAGCAATGCTTATTGCTTCTGGAGATTCTTGCTCTACTGTTCCTTCAATCGGAGTAGCTGGTTGTCTTTCGATTGCCATGTAAAATCCTAATAATAATTTGCAGTTCGGTTATGTTCTAAAGGTTCATCTTCTTCATCTGAATGCAATGGAATAAAACCACCTTGCCTAAATCTTAACAGAGCTTGCGTGGTGCTATCAACTAAATCATCATGTTCCATGTTAGGAAATCCAGCAAATTGTTCTATAACTTCTTCTGCCCATCTAGTTGAAGGAGCATATACAACACCTGACGCAAATAGGTCTGATACTGCATTTACCCTTGAAATTTTGTCATTACCACGACTCGGTGTATATTCTTGTACTAAAATACCTATTGCCCTTAATTCAAAGATTAGAGGCATACCAGCAGCTTTTGCTTCAATGATACAAGCATCAGGACTGTATGCTTTATATTTTTCTAATGCCATCTTTTTAAGATCAGGAAACTCTAATCGTTCTTGATAAGCATCTATCAGTATAACATTAGGACACATTTGTCCTTCATCATCTTCTTTGTAAAAAACACCCCATGTAGTACAAGCAGAATAATCAGCTCTTTGATTTTTTAAAAAAGCTGTATCCCAAGATTGTATAATAAACTCACAATTTGGTGGTTCTCTGCCTTCCCACGTTTTCCACCAATCTCTTTTGACTATTGCGCCTTCTTCGGAGGTGGGGTCTTGTTGGTATTGTGCCATCCATTTACTGTTAGGCAATTCAGCTTTCAGTGAAAGCAATTCATTTAGTTTCCAAAATTCTTCCCATAAAGGATTACCAGAAGGCATAATGGCTGGAAGTTCTATGACTTCCCACTGATCTGCACCACCACGTTTGATGCTTGCGTCTATTACTTGACCTGTTAGGTCTTTATTGTGCCATCGAGTCATTACAACAACGATAGCTCCATTTGGCTGTAATCGCTGTCTAGGACCAGAGGTGTACCATTCATAGGTACGATTGAATACATTGATGTCTGAACTAGCCCCTTCTTGCTCTGAATGGGGGTCATCAATAATAAGAAGATCAGCACCTTTACCTGTTACCGCACCACCTACACCAATCGCAAAGTAGTCACCACCTTTGGAAGTGTTCCAACGACCAGCAGCTTTACTGTCTGATTGTAGGCTAACGTCAGGAAATATGTTCTTGTAGTCTTGGCTATTAACAAGGTTTCTTACCTTACGACCAAAACCAACAGCTAATTCTGCTGTGTGGGCTGTTTGTATAATTTTTTTGTTAGGATACTTGCCTAAGAACCAAGCAGGTAATAAATAAGAAGCAAACTCACTCTTAGTATGTCTAGGTGGCATATTAATAATTAAACGCTTCAGCTCACCTTTAGCTACTCTTTCAAAAGCTTCAGCCATAATCTCATGATGTCTTCCATGAATGAATGCTGACCAAACCTCTCCAACAAAATCCATAAAACTATCTTGACACTTTTCTCTGGACTTAGCTTTTTCTAGTTCTTGTAGCAAAACTAATATTTCTGCTTTCTGGGATTCAGATAAGTTCCCAACTTTGCTTAAAATACTCTTATCCATTTACTGTCCTAATAAAAAGGGATTTATGAATTCAGTAATATGAAAAACAAACCTATACCTGGTACATACTTACTAGGTATATATACCTACTAGGTAAACAAAAAAAAATAAAAACTTAATAAGTAAACATAGGTAGGCACTTACTGGGTATATACCTAATAGAAAGTATGTACTAGGTATAGAATCATACATGATGATAACATAATGCACCCCCTTCACAGCAAAAGCAACTGGTAAATTTGAAAAAAAATAGGGTGGGGGGGCATAAAACATATTACCACTAAGGAAAAAACCAAAACAAACAAACAAAGCTAGCATAATGCTATATAAATAGGGGGGGTCTGTAAAAAGTAAGTGATATTACGAGCAGATTACTATGTATATATGATAGTCAAGTACTCGTTGCAAAAAAAGGGGGGTCGGGGTGGGCTTTTTATACCGAAAATCTGAGAAACTACCCGATACCCTATAAAACATATTCCTGAGAGCCAATACAGTCCTATTGATTGTCGGCTAATAGTAGCTGAGATAGACGAGCCTCGATGTCCTGCTGTATATCGCTCGATGTTCTGCTATCTGATCGCTGTTCTATAACCTCGGTGAAAATGCCTGCACTTTTACCCAGCAAACCCAGAGCCGATATCCTTGCGCTATCTGATTCAGCAGTGGTCGCTTCAAGCTTTAACTGTTTAAGCACGAAGTCCTTAACTGACTGCTCTCTTATGAGTTCCTGACGTGCTGTATCTGCCCTTTTACGCTCAATTCCTGCCTCTATCCTTAGTGAACACTTAGGGTTCGCTAATAGCTTACAGGCTTCGACCTCCACCCATTGCGGAACCTTACCCTTGCTATTGAGTGATACGTCATAGATTTCAGCGTATGCCTGCTTGTTCGACTCATACTTATTCTGAATGATTGCCTGACAAAATGCCTCCTGCTTTGCTGTCAATTTATCATTGCTGACCAGCTTCAATTTACCTTTACCTTTTTTCTTATCCATCGCTGATTCCAATTTATTATTTACTAGTAAAATATATTTCATGACCGCGTAATTACTCACTTAATTATGGACTAATTGATCCTGATTTTTAATGACTGCAATCAGCTATCAGGTATAATGTTTACTAAAATGTTTACATAGTGATTTTTATCAAGTAAAGTGGCTTTGCCACTTTCGGCAAACAACGACCTCGGAGGTCAATATTATGAGTAACTATTACGAAGTAACTGCAACACTGGATGACTATGACGAAGTGCTATTCGGTAGCTATATATTGGCTGAAGCGAAGTCTGAATTGTATGTGATTAAACCTAGTGCAAAGCATGATGGATATAAGAATATCCGCATAGAAAGTCGAGATTGTCCTGATGCACCTGAATATGTTCGGGTACCCTTGCAATCAGTAAAATTAGGTGGCGAGTTTAAGCTGAAGCCTGACGCTGAGAATGTATACACTAAAGATTATTATAATCGATATGCTACTGATCAATATGGCGATTTACGACCTAGCTATACCTGTACAAGAATATGGGATTCTAACCACGAATTGTATCTACTGCCTAAACGGAAAGTGTATGTTTTAACATCACAATGTAAGAACAATCTAATTGGCGGAACAGGAAATTATGAATATCAGAATGCCTTATTTAATGTAAAAACATAAATTCTCACTCTGACGATCTGGATTAGTGATCTAGTGAAACCGACTTAGGTCGGTAAGTGAAAACTAAAACAATGAGGTTATATTATGAAATTAGCAACGAAGGAAAAAACTAGGATTGATACTTTTACAAGTGAATTATTCAGAAATTATACAGGCGTAAGTGATCAATGCAGTTTTGAGGAATTAACTGGTTTAGCAATGGATTTCATTATTACGATACATAACGATTTTGAAGGTTTAAGTATAGATTATGATGCCATTGAATATGCTCATAATTATTTAGGGCAGGAAGGTTTAACGCAGGGTGACTTGCCAAACGACCTTAATTAAATTCACTCTGACGATCTGGGTTGGTGACCTAGTGAAACCCTCGCTAAGAGGGTAAGTGATAACTTAAATATAAAACGACCTTGGAGGTCAAAAATGAATACATCACCAAAAAAAGCAACGAAGATATTGGATAGCTGTTACAAGTCCAAAACTACCGCATTCTTAATTGGCGGTACAGGAATCGGCAAGTCTGAGATTGTCAAAACATTCGCAAAGAATAAGGCGAAGGAATTGGGCTTGAAGTTTACGCAGGACTGCATTGCACCGAATGATAGTCAATTCGGATATATAGATTTCAGGCTATCTCTGATGGAATCTATCGACCTTGGCGGACTGCCTATTGTGAACGATGACGGAACCCAGAGCCGAGCATTTTTACCGAATCTGCCGACTTCAGGACAAGGTATTCTATTCTTGGACGAATTCGCTCAAGCGAATATGTCAGTAATGGCGATAGCAGGGCAATTGCTTCATGAAAAAAGAATCGGTGAGTACATTATGCCTGAAGGATGGACTGTCATTTGCGCAGGAAATCGCGCCTCCGATAGAGCAGGATCAATCGCTATTCCATCCCATGCCATCGGGCGAGTAGTAATGATTAATGTCGATGTGTCAACGCAGGACTGGCTCGACCATGCTCAATCAATTGGAGTGCATGAGAACGTCCTAGGGTTCATAGGATTTCAGCAACAATATCTGAACAATTTTGATCCTAAAGTAAAAGACGCTCAAGCAAGCCCTCGATCATGGGTAAGACTGAGCGATTTATTAAATACTGATCCTGTACCTGAGATCATTCAGGACTTATCCGCAGGATGTATCGGAGAGCAGGCGACCATTGAATTCATGAATTTTATGTCATTGAAAAACGATGTACCTGATTTAAGGGAGATTGTCGCAGGTAAGGACGTAGCAATACCCGATCAGGGAGGCATAATGTATGCCACCATATGCGCTCTAATATCAGCTATCAAGCAAGCAGGCGATTCGACTGACGAATGGTTCGACAATGCGATGGCATATATCAATCGGTTTCCTTCGCCAGAATATGGAATCTTTTTTGTTAAGACGCTATCGAGTGTTGTACCTGAGATCGTCAACACGAAAACATATGGCGATTTCAAAGTAGCGAATCAGGACTTAGAATTTTAATTGATAAGCGAGGCGGATATATTTTATATACCAGTAAAATATATTTTTCCTCGCAGGGTTCTGCAAGTGATTACTTGCACTGATGAAGCTTCAAGCAGAAAACCCATCAGAAATTATTATGACCTAGGAGGTCAAAAAATGAATAGTAACTCAAACGCACTTTGCGAAAATGCAACATTGGTCAGGCTGACAATGAAGCATCCTAGCGGAATTAAATGCGACAAAAAAGCGCGATCTGAATGCGCTGAAGCAAACTCGATTTATAATGAAAAACTTGTCAGCGTATCTAAGCATATATTCGGCTTTGATATTAACAAGGAATTCAGGCGAATCGAGAATGGCATTCGTAATGATTTTTATTATGCGATGACTATGCCATGGGATGACGCGACAAACGATGGCGATAAGCAAGCGTCTGGATGGAGGCTTTGCCCGAATAAGAATCTGGATAAACTTCAAATTGAAATCAACATGGCAGAAATTGCATTCAATAAAGAACGCGACCATGCAGTCAAAGAATTCGATGCGAGGATTGCTAGTGCAAATGTTGAATTGGGTAGCTTGTTTAATATCAGCGACTACCCAACAAGAGATGAATTTGAAGCGAAATTCATTTTTGATTTTCAATTGCAAATGGTTCCATCTTATAACCACGATATAAGAATCAATTGTTCTGATGACTTTAAAAAGAAAATCGAGGATCAGGCGATAGCAAAACAAAATGCGAATATCAAAAATTCTTATAAGCAAGTAGTAGAAGGATTGATTGATAGCGTGTCGCATATTGCTGATAAAGTCGGAGAGTATGATCCGAAAAATAAGCAAGGCGGATTTTTTAATAAATCAAGCTTCGATAATTTGAGAAAAACTATCTCAAATATTCCTGCAATCAATTCCGATATTCTTGGCGATGATCCTGCAATCACGAAGGCGCATCAATCACTTGTCAAAGTAATGTCGGGCATTACTAATGTCGAAGGATTACGCGAGGACAATCCAACGTCTACCCAAAACCGCGAAGATTTATCCAAGGATTTAAAAGAATCTATCAGCGATCTAAAAGGCGGATTCATGGAAAATCTATATGGGGGCAAAAAATGAATAGCTTAGACAAATTGACGAAGGCGCGTTCAAAGCTGATGCGTAATAACTTAGGCATAGCGACCATGCTATTGACCTTGGATTTAATCGAATGCGATGCAAGCAAAACTGAAACGATGGCGACTGACGGCAGGCAGATATTTTTTCATCCTGATTTTGTCGAAGGTCATAGCATCCCAGAGTTGCAAGCCGTATTGATCCATGAAGCGATGCACGTCAGATTCAGCCATCCATTACGCAAAGGCAATCGGCATCATATACTCTGGAATTATGCGACTGATTACGTTATCAATAATCATTTGAGATATGACCTAGGGATGCAATTGCCAGAAGGCGGATTATGGGATCGAAAATACATGAATATGACTGCTGAGAAGGTTTATCAGCAATTGGCTAACAGTCCTGACGACCTGAAGAAAACGGCAGAAAATGTGTCGAATGAATCAAGCGATGAATCAGGCGATACGTCAGACGATACGTCATGGGATGATTTACCTATGCCATCTGGCGAAGTATTGGAACCTGTTGACGATGTCGGTAAGCCATTAGACGCGACTCAATTAGAGGAATTGCAAACTGCAATCAATCGAGCCGTATCTATGTCAGATAAGCTTGAAACATTCGGATCGAATCAGCAGTCAGGTCGAGGCGATGTGAAAACTGATTCTGATGAAATTGCGCCATGGCATGAGATTCTGCAAGAGCATATGGAATCGATCAGATCAAACGATGTTAAGAATTTCAAGCGATACAATAAGCAACACGCGCATCGCGGAATACATATGCCGACTAGAGATTTTGTACCTGAAGGCGGAACCCTTGCTGTAGCAATTGACTCTAGTTGCTCGGTGAGTCAAGGCGAATTGGATATATATGCTAGCAATATTCAGAGCATTGCTGAATCGCTGAATCTATCAAAAATCATGATTTGTTATTGCGACACGATTGTTCATAAAAACAATCAGGGCGAATGGTGGGATGAACACGAGTTGATGGAAGGCGATGACCTGAAGCTTGTCATAAGAGGCGGAGGCGGAACCGAATTTGATCCGCCATTCAATCTGTTAAATGACTATACCGAAAATCTTAGCGAGATAATGGCATTTGTTTATTTTACTGATGGATATGCAAACGTCAGCCCATCAGTGGAACCCGACTTACCTGTGATATGGTGCTTGACTGCTAAATCGAGTTATAGCGATGGACTGCCGTTCGGTGAGAAGGTTTATATCGATACAAGCAAGTTGATTTAAAAGGGTGATTCTAGGGTATGCCATGGCATTACTTGCATGGCTAAACCCTCCAGAATCAAATTCTACGAGGTCGAAATAGAGGCAATTATGAATAAACTAGAAGATTTTATCGAATCACACCCATATATCTTTATAGCTGTGATTACTTTCATATTATGTATTAATGATATTAAATTTTAAATTGGAGTCATTATGAATTATAAAAAAGATATATTTGAAAAAAGATTAAATGATTTCCTTGGTAGTGATTCATTCAATAAAGATATGAATGACGATGACTTACATTGTGAAGTATTTAATAGTCAGGATTTTATCAGCGATCGAAATCAAGCAATCGAATTTTTGGGCAGTAAGACGTTCGACATTTTGGATTACGTTCGCACTTATGAAATAGATAATTTTGGAGAATTGAATACTGATATTTCAAACCCGATTAGACTGCTGAATATGTATGCCTATATTATCGGTGAGGAAATCGTTGAAGATTATTTTGAAAAAAGAAATCGACATTTAAAAATTGAAAAACTTGGGGATTATATCTCTGCAATACAAGGAATTTAATATTCCATAAGATAGTCGTAAAAATTAGAGGGTGCTTCGGCACTCTTTTTTTTTGGAAAAATTTAATTGAAACTAAGATCAGAAATATAATTTACTGGTAAATAAAAAATATTTTTTTTAGTTTCACATGAAACTTTTCTGTAGGTCTTCTTCATGATTTTTAATTAAGATTGCATATTGCTAGCTTTATTATTATTATGTATAAGTTGGTCGATGTTTCAGATAGTCGAATTTACTTATGGAGTGATAACAAATGAAAACTTATGAATTTATAGTGTCTTTAGATGTTGAAAAAAAACTGGTCGCACCCTCTTTGCTGGAGGCGACTCAAGGTTTAGAGAATAAACTCAATGATGCCGTTGACAATCAAAGGACAATTGATGATCTAAAGATAGTCGGTTTTAATTTTAATGAAAGACAAGTCAAAAAATTATGCGGATCAGATTTGCCAGATAATGATTTGATTCAAAAAATACAAGACTGGTTGCTAGATGAAGTTGAAAACTCAAAGGCTCCGTCTAATAGCACTGATCGTGTTGATGAAATCATAGCAGGCAGGCGAGAATGTGCTTTAACATTACTGCATTATATTAATGGATTGATTGACGAAAAAATTAAATTACTAAAACAGGAGGAGGAAGCATGAAAATTGTAGCGTGGAAGTTAGTGGCGTTTGATGAAAATGACAATGAGATTTCGGTGGAACCAAGTAATTCTGTAGCAAGATATAGGGTATCTTTTATGCCACATGAAACTTTGCAATACGATTATGTTGTAGAAGCAAAGAACGAAGATGAAGCACAAGACAAAGCTAAAGAACAACTGATGTGGGCGATTGGTAGTGATGGTGCAAAAGATTGGGAATGTAGCAATATAGAGGAGAGTGAAGATGAGTAAAGATGAAGTTAGTTTACAGAGTTTTATGGACACCTTAGATGTGGAGTCAGATGATTGTACTGAAGAAAATGTTTTTCTTCTTGAAAGGTTACAAGCGTTTAAAGACGAAAGAGAAGGTAAAAAAGTCTGGAGAGAGAGATTACCACCACGATCATACGAGTAATTTCTGTTAAGATATATTATAAGTAAGAGTGCTTCGGCACTCTTTTTTTTGGGTGGGATTTATTTTTGGATGCACAGCCAAATTATCAATTACCAGTAAATAATATATTTTGATTGAGCTGCAACAAAGATTTATGTTGTTTCAATAAAATATTTTAGATATAAAAATTTTTCCCACCAATATTTCTGATGACATAAATTTGCATCTGTTTGAGGTAATAACTAGAAATACATCAAAAAACGAAGCCATAGAATTCGATTTAAGCGACTTTATGACCTATGCCGTTGTGATTGTATACCCAAAAAATACCCACTTTTAATGATCAATGGCAACTAGGAAATTTAAAAAACTGGTAAATAAAAAATATTTTTAATATACCAGCAAACACTACATCTTGTGTCGTTTTGTAAATAAATTAAATAATAGCACTATATGTAGTTATATTATTGCATTCTGCAATCAGGATGTTATGATAACTGCAACAGAGAAAATTAAATTTCTTTGTTGACCTCCTAAGTCGAGAACCGAGGGGTGGGTTTTTTTCAATTTTAGCCTGCCCCTCTTTTCTTTTCAAAAAATTCTCTCAATAGTAGTAGTAATAGTAATATATCAAGTTAGTCGATGATGTATTTCTTTTTGCTATCAGAATGCTTATAATGTATCTTGTTATTAAAAATGGATAACCGATATGTACGCTGTAATAAGACATACTTTCTCTGTAAAAATACCAGAACCAACCAGTTTAGTTAGTCGAAAGTCTACTGCTAATTGGATTCATAAGTGTTGGCTGTTTAAAAAAGAGTTAGACGCAATAACATTTGCTATTAGTTTGTTAGACGATCCATTGATTAAAGCTAATGATTATTTATTTGAAAGTGCTATCCATCAACTGAAAGAAAACAGATTTTATCAGCTAGGCAGAGAGTCTATAGCTGTAGCAGAAGTAGAAGATTCTCCTGATATTTTATATCAAACAGATATTGAACTTACTGAAAAAGATATTGAACTTACTGAACAAGAAATTGGAGAACTGATCAATGATAGAAAAAAACTTATTCATTAGGTGTTCGGAAGAAACTTACAAGCTAGCCCATGCTTTAGCAAAATCTGAATCTAGGTCTTTGAATAAACAAGTTATTCACATGATCCATGCTGAATCAAAGCTAAGAAATATTAACTTACCAAAAACTAAAAAAGTAGACTCTATTGGCTTGAAAGGGCTTGTTCAAACAAGAACACAGGGGTCATCTGACTGACATAAAAGTGCGTTAATAAAGCATTGGCACAGTCACTCATAATCTTTCTTTCTTTCTTTTCTACAATCTTAGGATTGTTGGTCATAATATTCCAAAAAATTCTTTCATGTTCAGAGCCGCATATCTTAATTATTATTCTTTGTGGCTCTAAGAGAACTATACTTTTATCTTGATGATTATGAAATTTACTGGTAAATAATATTTTCTGTAAATCGGGAGAACTAACGAAGGCTCCTGATTTTGATATTATGGACAGGTATTTATTGCAAGCTAAATGTTGTCTTGGTGATAACTGTTTGTTTGATAGCATAATATCAATTATATGTTGGTCGGTAACAATGGCGCGACCTATACCTTTAACCTCAGTAATTTTTACTGAATGTTTGTCGTGCAATCTTTTTGAACCAATGTCATTCAGCTTCATAAGCAACCGACATATCAGAATTCCCAATCATAATTGTCCTCCACTTTCTCTGCTTCCGAGTAGCGATTGTTCAATGGATTAAAAGTCAATTTACAACTTCCTGTTTTTCCCATCCAAGTCCACCGCTGTTTCCAACAGTGAACTCCAACACTATCCTCGCCTCTATAAACTGTCAACCCCATATCTGACTTCGAGAAAAATGCCATGCTCCCAGAAATATCAACTCCTGTAACCAGATTTTTCTTACCATCTCGCATTTGTGGTTTGTTTGGGTGGGCTATAAAAAAACATAAGACATCATATTTTTTGCAATGCAACTGAACCTTAGTAAGCATTGAAGAAATTGCATCAGTTTCTAAACCTTTATGATTACTTTCGATAAAATTATAGGGATCAATTACCAGAATCTTGCATCCGTATCGCATCACCGCTTGTGCTGATCGACTTAAAATTGCTTCTATTGTAGGGCTTCCACCATCTTGGTAATCTTGAAATAGAAAATGCTCGGATATGAATTGTTGAGATATATCTTTTTCGTCTTGCGACATTCTCTGATTGTTACCTTCAAAAAACGGCTTCCCGATATAGCATTGTGCCAACTGAATTGCATGATAGGTAGGGGGTTTTTCAAAACTACATATATTAGCTTTCCATCCGTAATTCTTAGCGACATTGATTAATATTTGATCAATAAACGCAGATTTTCCATCTCCAGGATATCCTGTAACTACACATAAATTACCTGTTTGTAAATTAAATAACTGGTCAACAGAATCATATCCTGTAGAAACCCCTTGTGGTTTTCCCCTCTCATATAGCTTCTGAAAGTCATCTGAGTAGTAGTCTATATTGTGTAAACCATGCAAAGGAACAGGTGTTGCAGATAATATGCTTTGGCGAACTGCCTCTGAGCCTCTTGCAACTAATAATTCGTTTGCATCCTTATACCCCTCACCCCAATCTACATTGTAGCACCTAGCTTTATCTAGCCTTCTTGACAATTCATCCGCTAAAATTTTTCCGTTGGCATCTACATCAACTGCCAAAATTATTCGTGTAATTTTTTCAAAAACATTCCTGTCTTCCCAGATATATTTGAAGCGACCATCTTCCTTTGGATCAACTTTTAAATTTTCTGTAACTTTATTGGGTGCGCCATTTGGTACTGAGTAAACAATAACATTCTGTAATCCCTGAAATGCCTCAGTAATACTTAGAGTATCTATTTCACCTTCGGTGATAACAATTGTATCAGCCATCGTGGGTAGACTTTCATCTATAATTCTTCCACCCCATAAACGAGTCGCATTATTATCCCACCAGAACTCCTTTTTACTACTAGCTGTACGATATTTTACTGCAACTGTTTCGTTATTTTCAGTGAATGGAAAACCTATTACTGGTTTATTATTTTTTGTGCCAAGAATACATCCGCTTTTCTCCGCTGTTATAATGCTTATACCTCTTTTCTCTAACCATTTTTGTGCCTCACCTTTGTCGGGGGTTGGAAACTTTATAATTTTTTTAGATTGTTGTTTTATTGGCGAGGGTATTCTGTTCATTTTCATTCCTTGAGAACGACTTATCGCACCATTAACACCGCAATGATGGCAATGGTAAATGATTGATTCGTTATTTATATTTACAGATAGTGGTGTATCTAATTTGTTTTTCCTTTGGTCTTGGCATACAGAACAGCTAATTTTATATTGTCCTGCTGACATATGGTTGGTTTTTGAATTTGTATGAATGTGACTTTTTATCGAGTTTTTTTCTTGACTCAACATAAAATTCCTCCTATATTGTTTTAAAATGGTTTTGACTTACTACTTGTAAACACTTACTGCAAAAAAAAACTTAGTAGGTATATATACTTACTAAGTATTATCGTTTAATAATTTGGCAATCTCGGTTGCGAATTTCTTTCTTGTAATAATTGGATATTCCAACATCTCTCTGATTGCACCAACAACCTTGTCTGGCAGAATATTGTTTCGTTCACAGATTATCTTAAACTCATCGCTGTTAAACCAATCTAAACTGTCAGTTACGAGTAAATCATTTTTACTAGAACAATCCCTTATAGCCTGTTTGATTACAGCGTAATCAAGTCTTTTTTGTGTTGTTAATTTAGTCATTAGACAACTCTACTTTACAATAATTATATTTGCAAGATTAAAATCTGCATTTGCACCTGAAATAAACATCATGTAGACTGTTGGTGTACATCATTAAATCACATTTAATATCTGAAGGAGAACACACGATGCGGTTCGAGATTAAAGAGGGTATTCCAATGCCTGCATCTACAGGAAAACCCAGAAAGTATGACTTACCATTGGAAACTATGAAATCAGGAGATTCTATTCTAATTGAATTACCTAAAACTAAAATTCATGCAGAAGTAAAAATAATTAGAAACTTTGTTTTACGATTTAAACACGAAAATCCTAACATCAATTTTACAGTAAGAATGGTTGATGATGGTGTTGGAGTTTGGAAGCTGTAATGAAACATACTAATGTACATAATTTGCCAAAAGAAATAATTAGGGCTGTTTCTAATGACAGCTATTCTAAAGGCAATAGTACAATATCAGTTACAGGTTTATTACAACCACCTCGATTGAGAATCCTAAGAGAAGAATTTATTGATCAAATCTCTACAGATGTATCTGATGAAGTTTGGAAGCTTTTAGGTCAATCAGTACACGCTATATTAGAAAGAGCAAATGAAGGGTCAAATGACACCATTACAGAGCGTAGAAACTATGCTTTGATAAACGGTTGGACTATATCAGGTCAGACAGACTCAATATCAATCAAAGAAAAAACTCTCAAAGACTATAAAGTAACTTCTTCTTGGTCTGTTATGTCTGCTATTAACAATGGCAAACCCGAATGGGAACAACAACTCAACTGTTACGATTGGTTGCACAGACAGAATGATTTTAAAAATATTATTAACCAGTTAGAGATAATTACAATCAACAGGGATTGGTCAAAAAATCAGTCTTTAAGAAGTGGTGGAGATTATCCTAAAGCCCCTGTATCAATCATACCCATTAGAAAGTGGAGCGATGAAGAACAAGAGCAGTTTGTAAAAGACAGAGTTAGTTTACATCAAGATGCTGAAGCTGAATTTCTAGTTAATGGTGAACTACCTTTGTGTAGTGATGCTGAAACTTGGAAAAGAAATGACTCTTATAGGGTTATGAAAAAAGGTAGGAAGTCTGCTGTGAGGGTCTTGGATTCTCAAGATTTAGCAGATGATTTTATTGCGAAACACAAGGATCAAGATAGTTTAACTGTTGAATTTTTAAAAGGTGAACCTATCCGTTGTAAAGATTATTGTGAAGTAGCTAATTTTTGTAGTCAATATTTACAATTGGAGGAAGAAAAATGAGTGATAAAGAATTAACTTATGGAGAAGTTTGGAACACTTTAAAAGCCGTAGATGTTTCAAAGCATACGGAAGAAAAAATGAACCTTACATATCTCTCTTGGAGTCGAGCGTTCAGTTTGTTGATGGATAACTATCCGCAGGCACAGTATGAGTTTGTGAATTTTAGTAATTCTGATGATATAACAAGTGGCACTTTACCTTACAGGTTATTACCTGACGGAACTACTGAGGTTCATACTAGGATTACTATTGATAATCTAGTAAGAGAAATGAGATTACCAATTATGGATTACAAGAATAATCCTGTTGTTAATCCCCATGCAAGGCAAGTGTCTGATAACTCAATGCGATGTTTAGTTAAAAACATGGCTATGTTTGGTCTTGGCATATCTGTATTTACAGGAATGGCTGACGATACTTTGCCTGATGAAGCTAAAGATAAACAGCCCAAAGGTAAAAAGGTTCCTGCTAAATCTGCACCTGTAAAAAAAGAAATCACCGAAGAAAAAACTGAACCAACTTTTGATAAAGATTGGGCAGAAATTTTTGTGGATGGATGTATTAATGTAATTGATGGTGGTATGTATAAAACAAGACAGGAAATAGTTACTTTTTATAAAGAAAACTCTGAACATATTGGTGTTCTTAAAGACAAGTTTCCTCAACATAAGAAATTGTTAGATGACCATATCAAAGAATTTATTAATAAAATTACCGAAAAATAACTTACTAGGAGATATAAAAATGGAAGATCGAGTACAAAGTGATGGTGCAATTTATGTGAATAATTATAAAAATTCAGATAAGCAACCAGATTGGACAGGTAAAGTGGCTTTAGATAAAACACTTTTAAAAGCTTTGGTTGAGAAAATTAAAGCAGGAGAAGAAGCAGAAATGCGGATTGCTCTTTGGGATCGTGTATCTAAGAATGGTAATGAATACAAGTATAGTAGGCTTGATATTCCACAACCCCAAAATGAAACCAAGTCTGCGCCTGCGCCTGCGCCTGTTAAACAAGCAGAGGAATTAAGCGATGATGACATCCCTTTTTGAAGCAAAAAAAATGGTTTGTGATGCAAATAAAAAAAAGTCACATAAAGATAATGGGGATGCCGCAAGGCATTCTCATATTCATGAGATAGAAGACCTTGCATTAACAATGGAAAATTTTATTTACCAGTTAGAAGCTTGTAATTCACATAACAAAGAACTTTCTGTATCTAACTTAAAAATTTTTATATATGAAATTGATAAGCAGATTAAAAATATGCTTCCGAAAAAAGAAGATGAAGAAGTTTATGATCCTAACAAGTTGCCTTTTTAATAGGAGATAGCAATGAAAGATATTGATTCAGAACCGCCAGAAGGTTTCGGAAATTTTGAGAAAGGTGAATTTTTTGAAGCTAAATCAGAAGAGGCTATCAGGCTAGTGCTTGAAGCTATGTTTGAATATCCTTACGGAGACTTTACTGATTTTACTTATATGGAGGAATTGCCTAATAAGAATTCCGTATCTGATAAGGAACAGCATGATCACTTTAAATTGTTAGTTATGTCTTTATATAATCAAGGTGGTGGCTCAAATAGAAATCAACTCTTGGCACAGCTTGGAGAGGTATGGATTTCACATATTGATCAATCTATTTTAAGAATGGAAAAACAAACTGATGATAAGCTAGAAGAACTTTGGGAATCAGAAATAGAAGAACCTTGCGACCCACCCGAATATTAAAAAGAGATACTTATGAGCAATTTTGATGGAAGGAAAGGTAATAAACAAAGACCTTTAAACAAAGAAAAGTTTGATAGTGAATGGGATAGGATTTTTCAAAAACCAGAGGTAGAATCTGATGATAGAGACAGAAAATTGGATGAACAAAATAAGAAAACTAAACCCCTTAATTGAAAAAACAGAATTTCAGGCACTCAAGGCTGAAGCAGAGCATAAAAAACTTTTAGCAATGTTGAAATTAGAGGCTTTGGCTGACGGCATAAAAACAGACTCAGCCCAAAACACTTACGCTGAAAGCAAGATCGAACTATTTGATTCAAGAATTAAAATTGCTAGTTATAAGAGTGGATTAGTGGCACTAAAACTAGAACTCAAGGCTACAGAAATTGGGTTTGAGCAATGGAGAACTGAACAAGTTAATCTGAGAAAGGAAAAAACTAGATATGGAGCGTAATATCACTGAACCTTTTTTAAAAAAATTGCTTAATTTTTCTGAAGACAAAAGAAAAAAAATAGCTTTGATTTTAATTACATCCTGTATAACAAGCTTATCTGATCAAGAAATTAAGCAAGTGGTAAAAAGCATACATGAAAGGTAAAACTCCAAATAAAGCAGAATTGAAGCACATGGATCGTGTTTCTCAGATAGGTTGTATTGTCTGCAAAAATCAAAACAAATTTTTTAATCCTTCTGAGATACATCATACTCAGGGTAAAACTAAACTTAATGCACACTATAAAGTTTTGCCTTTATGCTATGAGCATCATCGTATGGGTAGCGCAGTAGAGCCTATAAGTAGACATCCATACAAAGCTAGATTTGAAAAAGCCTACGGAACTGAAAAAGATTTGTTACAAGAAGTAAATAGGTTGTTAGACATTCATGACTATGACGATTTACCTTTTTAAAAATTACGCTGCGCGCCTGGCTGCTAAAAATAATATTTACTGGTCATATATATTTCAAGGGATACAGATGATTAACGAAATACACAACGAAAGTTGCTTAGATACAATGAGTCGTATGGATGATAACTCTGTTGACTTGGTAGTTACCTCCCCTCCATACAATATGAATCTAAGAATTAGAAATGGCAAGTATTGTTCAAGACAGATAGTCAAAGAACTTAGCACTAAGTACGAAGGGTTTAGTGATAATATGCCAATAGAAGAATACTACGAGTTTCATTCAAATGTTTTGAAAGAACTATTAAGGGTAAGTAGTTTAGTTTTTTATAACATACAGATAGTAACAGGTAGCAAGAGGTCTGTTTTTAAAATGATAGGCGAGTTTTCTGATCAGTTAAAAGATATTATTGTTTGGGATAAAACTGTTGCACAACCAGCTATGCAAGAACAGGTGTTAAATAGACAGTCAGAATTATTATTAGTTTTTGAAAATGACAATGCAATAAGTAGGCAGTTTAAAGATGCTACGTTTGAAAGAGGAAGCTTGAACGACATATGGAAAATATCTACTCGCTATCTTGATAAAAATAACAAAACTCATGGAGCTGTTTTTCCAGAAGAATTAGTAGCAAAAATTTTACGAAACTTTTCTAAAGAAGGTGATATTGTTTATGATCCTTTTATGGGTACAGGAACTACAGCAGTTGTTTGCAAAAAATTAAAAAGAAAGTTTATCGGAAGTGAGATTAATCAAGAGTACACAAAAGATTGTAATAAAAGATTAGACAACATAGGTTTTGAATTTTAATGAAAGAACACTCTTTTAAGAAAGCAGGACTTAAACTTTGAAAATTATTCTTCCGTTAGAAGTTTACTACTCAAAAAATAAAAAATTTATTTTAAACTTAAATAACTATCGTAATGCTCATTACAGGATATTGTCTAGTGCAAAGAGATGTTACACAGATAACTTGTTGTATGATTTGAAAGGACTAGATAGTTTTTCTGAGCCTGTTTCTTTGGTTTACACATACTATGCAAAGAGCAACAGAAGATTAGATATAAGCAATCCTTGTTCAGTGATAGACAAGTTTGCTTGTGACGCTTTGGTAAAAGCAGGAATCATTAAAGACGATAGCTTTAAACAAGTTGTAGATGTTACTTATGTTTTCGGTGGAGTTGATAAAGAAAATTTTAGATGCGAACTAGAAATTACGAGCTGCAAAACAACAAGCTAAAAAATATTATTTACCAGTATATAAAATAATACATACAGAGGTGTAGCATGGAATTCTTAATGGAGCAGTTGCAAAAAGATTTAAAAGAAAGGAAGGATTCTTGGTGGGAGTGGCACAAAGCTAATCCTCAAGTGTGGTATAAATTTGAAGAATACACGTTGGAAGCTATTAAAGCAGGTAGGAAAAATTATTCTCATTGGGCAATCATAAATCGTATTAGATGGCATAGCGAAATAGAAACAGAAGGTGGTGAGTTTAAAATCAGCAACGACTATATTTGTTTTTATGCCAGACTATTCCATGTTCATTATCCAGAACATAAAGACTTCTTCAGATTAAAACAACTGAAAGAAGAAAAGATGATGGATGATCTACAGTCCACCCTGTAGAATAGGTACGTTAGCCTTGGCTCTTAGTGCAGGAACGATTGATAGTCTTTTATTTCTATTTATTTCTAAATCTCTTATTAGGTCTGATTTAACAATAATAGATATGTCTTGTCTTTTCATTATGGCATTTCGCTTTTTTCTGAAATTAGCCATATATTTTTCTAAGGCTCTGACTTGAGATTTAACATTTGAAACACCTTGATAGTTTTCTCTATATGCAGCTAGTTCGTCAAATCTCCCATCTTGTCTAAGACTGTTTAGCGTTTGAGTTACTTTATCAACTTCTTGACGCAACTCATAAAAGCCTTGTTGCAGTCCATTCATCTTTTTAGTATCCATAAGAATTCTATTAACAAAAGGTAGTCTTGTAAAATTAGTAGGATTACTAACAATGTTGTTTGGAATATAGGGGCTACCTGTTGCAGTTCTAGCAATTGAATCAGCTACCGCTAAAGCATAACCGCCAAGAGTACCTGTATATCCTTTCATAACATATTCTATCTTCATAGGTGATATATTAAAAAGCTCACCTATAAGTCTAGCCACTTCGTTAGTTTGTGGGTTTGATTGTAATCCTGCTTGTTTTTTTTGCTTATAATAAGGAACAATTTCTGTACCTGTAAACGAGTTTCTATTAGTAACAGCTTCAAAAAAAGGCTTTATAGCTTGTATGCTTATATCTCCCATTAAAAACGGAATATTAGTTGCTGTTTGTATTTGCCTCGCTATAGATGCAGTTGTATCTTTTTCTACAGAGCCATCTTCTTTTATTTGCCCTGCCGCTAAATCAAACAATCTTTCAGGAATTGCTTTAAAGAAAGCTCCTATTTCAAAAGGTATAGGTAGTTTAATAGTATAATCAAAAGGTGTAGGTATTAACCAGTTGTCATCTCTTACTTCTCTTGGCGCGCCTTTGTAATCTTCAGTATCACTCACCATTAAATAATACAACAAAGTAATACCCATTAAAGATAAGCCTCTAAGGAGTGCCGTTCTTGTTATTCTTTTTTTAAGGTCTTGTGCAGATTCTCCTGATTGCAATTTTTCTGTTGCAGAATATCGACCTGTTGAAGTTCTATACAAAACATCAAGACCTTGTATTCTTGCGTTTAAAAATGGTATTGCGGCAGTAATCATTCCAAAAAATGGTGAGCTTCCTCTGCGACCAAAGTTAATAATTTCTAATCCTTGATAAGCTGCGGCTGACTGAGCTTCAGCTTCTGATGCTCCTTGTTTTTTTAGATCGTTATAAACGGAATGATAGACTGCTAAACGAGCTGCTCCATCAGATTTAGTTGTTAGTCCACCAAGACCATCCCATAGTTTGAAGAAAGCATTTTCTAGGCTAATTCCATTACCAGGCGTTAATCCTTGCTGTCTTCTAGCTCTTGCCATATATCTAACAATATCACCTTCATCGTTAGCAAAATCATATCCACCTACTATTCCAAACTTTTCTAATTCTGACATATCTGCAAACATATTTGCTACTGAATCTACAATAGGTGTAAAAGTATCTCCACCTATACCTAGTTTAACTCCTGAAGTAACAGCAGTAGACAGGGTATCTCTAAGTATGTTTACAACAACAAAACCAGGGTCTCTTGTGATCATGTCTCTTAAAAAACCAGCAGGCATTGAAAAAGCTTTAGTTAAAGCATCTATCTTAACTCCACCAACTGTTCTTACAGCTTCAAAAATTTCTCTGTCATCTATTTCATACATTTTTTTTTCGCCATTTTCAAAAACAAGAACTGTCATAGCGTTTGGTTTAGTATTAGGATTTTTTGGTCTTGCCATTTTCTCTAATTGCATATCTCTAAGTAATTTAGATAAACCATCATTTTTCATAGATGCAGTAAGAATAGATAAAGAGTTTCTTGCTATAGCTTCAAGTGAAGGAACATTAATGTCTTTTTCTGATCCTTCCATTTTTATGGATAAAGGATTACCTGGCAACATTCCACCACCAATAGAAGGTGCTGATATACCTTTATCATCTATCATTTCTCTATAGAATGGATAATAGGATGAATGTTCTATCCATAGTGCAGCTTGTTCTTCGCTTAACAAACCTTTGTCTCTTGCAAATTTTATTAATTCATTATTCCATTTTTGATAGTTTTTATATACTTCAACTACTTGTGGATAATTAGCTTCTATATTAGCTTTTTCTTCTGCATTTTTTGCAGCATCTCGTAAAGAAATCGGAATTAAAACTCCGTCCTTTAATTTTGCTACTCTATTAACTATCGCATATTTAGCAAATATATATTCTAAATCTACTAAAGGATTTTCAAAAAGAGGTGCAGTAAATTGTAATAGTCCACCTTTTCCTATATCGCTATCTTTTATAAAATTATTATGTTCAGCAGAAAACTCAAACTCGTTGACAACGGCTATAGATTCTTGACCTTCTATTTGGCTGGCAGGAGTACCTCTTGTAAGCATTTGAGCAAATACACCCCTAGATTTATCTGACAATCTTATTGAAGCTATAGAAGATGTTGTTATTGAATTATTTAATATTCTTATTTCTTCGTTTGTTTCTGATGCCTTTTCTACAAATTTGGCGAAGACATCATCCTTATCAACTATTTCTTTTCTTAATCTACTTAAAGTGCTTTTAATGTTTGTTACAGGATCAGCAGTAAATTTTATAATGCGTTCGCCAAATGTCATTGCTGTAGGTTGATAGCCTTCTTGTTCAGCTTGTTCTTTATATTCTTCAGGCACTTGTTTATTTTTATTTTTTGGCAAAGATATTTCTATTGCTGGTGATGGGTCTACTGCAAAGTCTTGTGCGGCTTTTAATGCCACATCAGAAGCTTTTATATTGTATGGGGGTATCTGACCTATAGGAGTTTTTTTAACAAGTTCTTCAGCTTTTTCTACAGCATCAATTAATGATGGTGAAGGATTTGGAGAACGAGAGCTATCTTCAAATACATTAAGCTTTACAACATTAGATGGAAAGTAACCCCATCTTTCTAATGAATTACCATCCCAACGAACATCTCCTGCTTTTAACTGATAAGTATATAATTTAGATACAGATGGTTCAGCTATTTCACCAAGATCAAAAATACTATCCATCGTGTTATAAAGTTTTTCTTTTTCTAAACTTATAGCACCTTCTTTATTTATTTGTTCTTGTCTTCTTCTGTCTCGCTCTGCATCTCTTATTTCTTGTCTAGTTATTTGCGAGTCATTTACATAATTTTGTGCTTCTGTTTTAGAGGGTGTTATGAAATCTCCTGCACGCAAATCATCTGTAGGTGATGCTCTGTACATAGTTATAGTTGCATTAGGATTATCTTTAATTTGTTTAAGCTTTTCCATAAAAGCTATAGTTTCTTTAAAGATTGGTTCACCTCTTTGAGATGCCATATAGAATCTAGGATTTCTGTATATATCATTAGGAGAAAAACCATCTCCATCTACATTTTCTAACAAGTTGCTAGCTCTTGGACCTCTAGTTATATCAACAAAATCATTTGCCATACCTGATGATTCATCTCTAGTTTCTACAGGAGGGCTAGATTCTATAACAGGACTTGTTAAAGAAGAAAAATCCGCATCACCTTCAGCAACAGCTTTTCGTTTTTTAAATTCTGAAATTGCTTTATTAGCTTCAGAATCTGGTTTTAAAGCTAAACTTGATTCTTTTAAAAATGCAGATAAAACTGTTCCTCTTTTTGCTTCTAATCCTAATATTTTTCTTATTTCATTAACAAAAGCATCCCATACGTTTGTTTTTTTATACTCAATACTTTCCATAAAGTCTTGAAATTTCGGATCAGTCAGACCTACAGACAAAAGTTCAAAAACATTTTTTGTTCCATATGTAGCATTTCCTATTTTACTTTCACCAGAATTTGAACCCATATTTGGGTCGATTGTCCTTAATCGATTTACTTCTGTTTTAAGAATTTTTCTTATTTTTTCTAAATTTTTGTAATTTTGTGTAGAATAATCTGTTCCTAAATTAAATTCACTCAAAGGATCAGCTTTGCGTCTTGTAGCAAATGAACTAGAGAGTTTTTTAGGGTCTGATAATTTTAAAGATAGTGTAGTTGCAGCATGAACAAACTCATGTAATATTACATTAAAATTTAAACCAGAATCACTATTTATAACAACGTGTTTTTTTACTTTTCTATCATCCACATATGGATCATGACTATAACCTGCTGCATCCTTAAGTTTACCAGTCATGTTTGTAATTACATATCTAATTGTATTGTCATTAGATTTTTGTGCTAAAAAAGATGGGTCAGTAATAAAAATTTCAGTATCAAAGCCTAAAGCTTTTTGTCTTTTAAGTTGTTTTAATACAGATTGAGCAATATATTTATAATCAGTAGATGGGGAATTTTTTACAAACCATTCCATAACACCTATTGAAGTTTTACCTTCTATTCCATTTAAAATAAATTCTTTTTCTATTTGTTTTTCAGCTTCTGTTCTTTCATATAAGTTATATCTTTTAGATGGATTTTGTACAACAGATGGTTTTAAAACCCCCTTATCTTTAGGATTTAAAATAACACCTTTAATTGGTTTATTTTTTACATCACCAACATTAATATTTGTTGTTACAGGAAAATCTTCAATTGCTGGAAAAAATGTAGTTCCTTTTGTATCATCTTCTAAAATTTCTGAAGGCACTATTTCAGGTCTATCTTCTACTTCAAATATAGAATCAGTTTCTGATCTTATTGATAATTTATCTAACTCTCTTAAAGTTCTAGTTTCACCTCTAGCTCTACTGCCAATTTTACCAGCTTCTATATCATTAAATATTTCTGATGATTTTTTATAGCCAGAAGCTCTCATGGCTATTCCTACTTTTTTAAAAAAGTTAGAAAACTTATTAAATATACCAGTAGCTTTTGGTGGTATATCAGGTTTAATATCTTTAGCCTTATATAAATCTGCTATAGCACTTTCTACATAAAATTCATCTATAAAATCAACACCCCTAGCTTTTTGTAGGTCTGTTAATTTAGATTCATTAATATTTTTACTTCTTTCGTAAAAAGTTTTACCTTTAGATTGTTCATCAAAACCTACAGGAACTTTTCTTCTTCTAATTTCTTTTCTTAAAAAGTTATATTCTTTCTCATTAATTAAATCTTTAGCACGAAACGCATGAATAACTTGTGCATCTATAATGCTGTTTAATTTATTTTGTATTTCTATATCTGTAGCTGTTCCATCAGGATTAACCGCATTTAAGGAGATAAAAATAGTATCAGTATTTTCATCATACGATGATTCAGTTTTATTTCTTCTGGTTTCAACAGGATCAAAAAATATTTTTTCTTTTCCAGCAATTAAATTTTCTGAAGATAAAATATCATTGCTAACAATAACACCTGTTTCTTTTAGACCTACTTTGTTTAATGTTTTCTTTAGTTCTGTAGCAAACTTATTGGTTCTTCCTTCTTCTATTGCTTCAGGAAAGTTTATTGATGGTGGCTCTACTTTTACAGGTGCTGTAAATCTACTTTGTTTTTCTCGTTCTTTTTCTACTAACTGGTCAATTAATTCTTTAGGTTTATTTTCTGCTATAAGTCTAGCTTCAAATTCTTCAGGTGTTTCATTAAATCCTTCTGCTCTACGAGCAATATCGTATTCAAAATTTTCTTTAATTTTTATGTTCGGATATAGTCCTTTTTTGTTTAAGACTTCTGCTCTGCCACTGTTTAGTAAATCATCTTGAAATTGTGTTGCTTGTTTAGCAATATTTTCATTTAAATTTCCGCTTTCAAAATTAACTCTACTTTTTATATATTTACTAATATCTTCAAAATTAAATTCTGCTGTTTCAACAGTTGCTACAAAGTCTGCCATATCTTGTGCTGTATATTCTCTTTTACTAAAGTCAGGTAATGGAGTAAGAGTGTTAAAAGAAGGTAATGAATCTACCCTAGCAAACAATAATTCTAGTTGACCTTGATTCATTAAGTAAAAGTCACCTTCTCCAGTAACTTTTTCAAAAAAGTTAGAAAAGCTCTTATGAGACAAAGGCTTTGAGTCTGCGTCTATATTTTTAGATGCAAATAAATCTCTTAAAGCATCAGAAGAAACATCTATTTCTTCTTTTCCATCTTTAATAGATTTTATTTTTTTTGATTTTTGATTACTTGAAAATATATTTTCTGCAAATGCAGAAGTAAGATTATTAAAATCTTTTTCTCTTAATAGTTTTTTTGCTTCTTTTATACTGTAGGATTTTTTGTATGGCACTTTATAATTTTCTTCAACCCAGAGTTTTAAATCTTCTGAATCTAGTTTTATATTTTTTGTCGTAATTTTTTTCTTTGTAACAGGATCAGCTAATCTTGAATCTGCATTTAAAATAGAAGATATATCAACTTCGGTGCTATTAGGGTCGGTAACAATTGAACCTATTTCATAAGCTGTTGAGTTTTCATTGTAGCCCATACTATATAAATCGTTATTTAGCCTAGAGTTTATTTTATTTCTTTCAAACTGATTTAATAAATTATCTTTAAGTTTTATAGCTTCTATTTCATTAGGTGCTTCTGCAATAACAGGATCAGTTGTTTTTAATTGATCAACAACTGCAAAAGTGCCATTAGAAAGTTGAACTATATCTAAATCTGGAGCTTCTCCTGTTATGCCAGGTACAGGTATATTAGGTTTTATTTCTGATGTTTCTTCTGTTATCTCAGGAACATTGCCTTGTGCTGATGCTCTTGCAACTTTTTCATCGTTAATTAAAGAATTTATATTATCTCTGGCTTTATTTTCTCTGTCTTTAATATATTCATTACCGACACTTCGTCTATTACCTAAACTACTAAATAAATAGTCAGCACTACCACCTATGATTGCGCCTATAGTAAACTCGTCAAACATACTATCTGCTATTGGCAACTTATCGCTGTATAAACCAGCAGCAGTTAAGTCTTGTAAAAGAGTAGCAGCAACTTCTTGACCACCTTCAAATGCTCCTGATTGAACAGCAGATTTAAGTTTACTTACAACGTAATCGCTTTCTCCTTTGTTTCTAACTTTAGGAACTTTTTTAAGTATGTTCATAATAGGTAAAATTTCAGTAATACCTATAGCACCACCAATAAGAGTAGCAAATGTTTCAGATATTGGACCAACTTCTTCGCCCATATCTCTAGCCATTTGTAATCTATCAACTTGTGCAGCCATACCACTAGGAATAGCTAATGCTGCTGGTATGCCATAATCCCCTACCGTTTTGCTAACAATGCCTCTTTTAGCTAAAGCTCTTCCAGCTAAACCAGCACCTAAAAAAGGTGCAAATGAACCTATACCTTCTGCAAGTTTAGTTGTATATTTGTCTCGTAGTGCTGGATCAGAAGCTAAACTAGAGTCTGTTCTAAGAAAATCTTGAAAACCTTGTAGTCCTTTGACAATTTTACTGTCATCACCAATGTCAACTAAACCAGCTAAACCTAAAGGAACATCTGTTGCTAAACTTAATGCGCCTCTGGCTATAGACTTAGGTGCATCTAAAATACGATCAAGAACACTGACCTCATTTATATCAATATCAAAATCTTCTTTGATATATTTTGCTGCTAATGTTCTATCTTCTAAACTCATGTCATCTGGAATTGTTATTTTTCTTCCAGTACCATCATTCAAATCATATTGTTCCATAATTTATTTTCCTATGATGGTTATTTAATTATTTTTCCGAATATTGCAGCTTTATCTGATTCAGCATCTGTTGAAGAAAAACCTTGAGCTTTTGCTAATTCATCTCTATAAGCCTCAATTGTTGGTAATAATGCTGCTGCTGTTATTACAGATTGTTCGGAACCTTCTTCTTTAAGTAGTTTATAATAATCCACCATTTGAGCGAAATCTTTTCTTAAAGCTGTAAGAGGCAATGCCTCAGTTTCAACACCTAATTTCTCTGTTTGCGCTATATAATAATCTTTTTGTGCTTCAGATAAACCTGATGTACTTTCTTTTTCTTCTATACTTTCAGCTAAACCACCTAACCCTGTAAAGAATTCTTTCATATTACTAGAGCCACCAACAAGAGCAGCTAGTTTTGTTAAGTTTAAGCCTTGTTCTTTGCTTATACCTAGAAGACCTTTTTCTTCAGTGTCTGCCGTAGGTAAATTGCCAGAATCATCTATAATAATAGCAGAATCATCAAAAGGTTTAGGAATAACAGTAGGAGATTCAGGCGATTCATTAAATTCTTGTAAAGCTGCACCAAAAGCAAGACCTCCAGCACCTACACCTAACATTCTATTTGGTGAAAATACTTTTTCTTCAACATTTTTTCTTATTCTTTGACTTCTTACACCACTACCTTCTTTAATTGACGCTTTTATCGCTTGACCTTGAGGTGATCCTGCTGGATATTCTTTTACTGGTTTCGATCCTTTTCCTGATGATTTAAAAAATGTTTTCTTTTTTGTTATTTTTTTCTTTGTAAGAAAATCAAAAATTTCTTTACCTGCACTTTTTAAACCTTTTCCTACTTTTGGTCCATATTTTACTGCTCCTTGTAAAATTTTTGGACCTACTACTCTGCTAGCAGCTATACCTGCTCCTCCTATTCCAGCGTCTGTTAAAAGCGCACTTTTATCTAAATTTCCTTCATCGTCTGTATATCTAGCAACTATGTCTTCTTTTAAATTTTGTAGTCCACCTTTTTGTCCTATCTCATAAGATGTTTTTGGATCAATTCCAAAAATTTTGTCAGCTAAAAACATTCTACTTATATCAGTTATACTTGGATTTTTGTCAGTATTTACAAAATCTGTAATATTTCCAAAAATACCACGTTCTTCTGTAAGTCCACCTTCTTGATACCCAACTAAGCCACCGCCAGCAGCCATTTGCATTGTTTCTGGCATAACAATATCTTGTCGTAAACTACTTGCAGGATTTACATTTTCATCTACCATGCTGCCAACTTCACTTGGAATGCCAGCCATTTGATTATTCATCACTGAATTTTGTAAATTCATTATTATTTCTTCTGGACTAGCGACTGAATCTTCTGGACTCATCATCATATTTTGTGGGTTTATATTTGCAAGTTGCTTGTAATCATCTATAAGATTTTCTGATACTGATTTTTTTGGTTGGTTCATCGCTGCTAATTGAGCAATATATGATTTTTTGTCTGCTGTTCTTCTGATTACTTCATCAATTGCCATCATTTTTGGATAACGTCTATATGCCTCATCAGGGTTTCCATTAGCAATTTTTTCTAACTGATCAAAAGGAACATTTTCTAAATTTTCGGCTTGTGTAACTAAATTCATAATCTTATCCTAATGCGTTCGCTAAACCTAAACTACCCAAACCACCTGCTACAGCAGTTTGAAATAAGCCTGGTTGTTGTTGATATTGACTTTGTATTTGCGTTGGCTGTACTGGAACACCTCTTAATACTCCACCAAAACGACTCAGTTGTTCTCTAGCATAGTTCTGTTGTCTCAAGAAGTCTTCGTAACCCATATCTAAACCAGCTTGACCTAATGCCCTTCTTTGCTGTCCAACTCCTTCTAATGTTCCAATTCTTTTTAGAGCTTCATCTTGTATAGCTTGACCGCTACTTATAAGTCCTTTTGAAGAAGCTAAGTTATAGTCACTAGATAATTTAAAAGCATTTTGTCTGAACTTTTCTGATGCTTCTCTAGCTACTTGATTTAATTGTGCTGCATTTAAACCTAATTTAGCTGCATCCGCTTTAGCTTTTTCTCCTGCTGAAAAAGCAGATTGATTGAGCTTATCTTGAGTTTGTTGTGCAGTTTGCGTAGCAGTATATTGACCAAGATCAAATTGCCTATCTTTCATGTAGGCATCTCTTGCCATATTAAACGCATCAGATGAACCTTTTGTTTGTATATCTGTAAGCCTTTGTCCTAGATTTCTTTGATTTTCTGATCTAACAATAGCATCTCTGTATCCACCAAGACCGCCTTGTTTAGTTGCAGCATCAGCTATTTGTTTTTCTTGTATATTACTGTCTCTTGTTGCTTCTCTTTTTGCTACATCAATAACACCTTGTTGATATGGATTAATATACTGTTGTAATCCTTGAGCAAAATTTTGTGTGTTAAAGTCTCCTGCTTGATATGAAGAAGCTAAATCATTGGGATTATATGTAGATGTAACTTGTCCAGTGTTATAATCTGATCCAATAGTACCTTGCATATTTAATCTATTGACAGAATCAGTAAAAGCGTCTGGTGTACCAGAAGTTCCGTAGCCTCGACCCATAGCTTGAGCAGTTAATTCATCTTGATTAAAATCAGCTAACTTTTGACCAGGATAAGGAGTGTAAGGCTGTAAGCTTTCTGCTTCACCTCTTTGAATAAGCCTAGTGAAATACGGTTCTACATAATCTGGCAAATCCGTCTGCGTTATTTTTTGCTCTGTTGGTGCGGAGCTACCACCACCACCTTTAAAATATCTCATTCTTCTGCATCCTTAAAGTTAAACTCATAAAAAGTAGCTGGTTTTTTCCAGCCTTTTCTATTTTTTACCCAGTTCCACTGTCCATGTCTTCCTATACCTTCAATGCCATCACAACCATTTGATTTAGCAAACTTAATCATTGTTTCTAGCCCTATTTCTATCCAGTTTTGCATATTGGTTCCAGATGTATGCTCAACATTTAACATTTTTTTTCCTGTAGGATAGTTGTTAAACATAGTTATTAGAACACCAGAAATTTCTAAATTTCCTTTATTAAAAATAATCCATAAATTGCAATTATCGCTTAAACAATCATAAAATATATCTTCTACTCTTATTCTATTACTAGAGCGATTAGCTGATTTCTTTAAATACTTTTCGCATTTTTTCCAAACTAAAGATAACTTATCAGAAGTTATTAAAGATAAGCCATGTTCTTCTGTTGCTATGTTTGGTTCTTTTACTATTTCATTCATCCTGGTAGCATTCCTCCAGCATTAGCTAGTTTAGGTGCTTGTTCTGTAGTTCCTGTTTTTTCTTGTCTAACTCTATCCATCATTGCATACAATTCATTAGAACCAGCCTCTGAGCTACCATCTCCTAGCATTGAAACAACATCAGCAGGAACAATAAATTCATCTTGAGATACAGCTATTCTTTCTTGATTTCCAATTGTACCTCTTAGGTCATCATCCATACCGCCATTTCCATTTCCTACTATAAGACCTTCTGTTTGTGCATCAGGAACTAAAGATTGTAATACTTCATTTCTAAGAGATAAGAATTTTTCATTACCATATTTTTCAATAAATTGATTAATAATATTTTGATCATCTAATTCTCCTAATATAAAAGCAACTGTTTGATTTATAAGAGGATCATTATTAGGGTTAGACATAATGCCTTCATTCATCATTTCTTGTGGCATCATTTCCTGTAGCATCATAGCTTCTGGCGGAGTTATTCCACCTTCAACATATCCCATTTTTTCTACAACATCTGGAGCAACTTTATCTAGTGCTTCTAAACCTTTATTGGGTAATGTTTCACCACCATCTGCTGCTGTTATTACTTGACCTAAATTTGGTTGATTGACAGGTGGAGCTATAATTGATGTATCAAGAAATGGTTGTGCAGGATTAAAGCTTGCGCTTGGTTGATTTGGCATAAATGTATTTGTTGTTGCAACAGGTTGAGCTGCATTAACATTTGTTGGAGAAAGAATATTTCCCATTGAAGCTGTATTTATATTTTCATAGGGATTTAATGTACTTGGTGTAATGTTACTCAGTTTATCAATACCTTGTGGAGCTATTCCTGTATAACTTTGAAATGGGTCTATAGAAGATAAGGAGGCTTGAGTTAAATTTGCAGAATCAAAACCACCAGCAGAACCAGAATAAGAATCTATTAAACTGGGTGGTCCATCTTGACTAGCAATAGTTGGAGCATTTATTGTGTTAGGATCAAAGTACAATGTTTCTGGTGAAAAACCAGGTTGAAAATCAGGATTGTAATCAAACAATGTTCTTGCTGGAGCAAACACTCCTGATCTATTAAGAGTGGTCGGGTCTCTCATTGCCAGCATTTGTTGAGCCATTATAGGTAGAGAGGTATCTATATATGGAACATCTGGAGCTACGTTTGTATAGTCTGTCATTCCACCTTCTTGATAACCAGTAACACCACCACTTGCTGAAAAACTTGGGCTTGATAAAGAATAGTTTGGAGTATAAAGACTGATTTCTGGATTATCTGCAAAATTTTGTCTTTTACCTGCAATATAGCTGTTGAGCCTATCTTGCGTTTGTTCATCAAATTGTCTTTGTGACTCTAATATACTTGAGCCACCTGCACCAACAGCAAAAGGTACAGAAGCCATAGGTGAGGCAGCTGCTTTTAATATATTTCCTGCACCCTGTTTAAGATTTTCCATACCAAAAGGCTGACCATCAGTCATCCCAAAACCAGATTTATAGTTTTCCATTCCTGTAGATTTATTAGGATCAAAACTATTTGAAGGAGCAATTGCGCCAGCAGATTCACCAGCTTGAACTATACCTTTTTGTATATCATCTGTTCCCATTATTTTATCAAATTTGAATTGTGCTGATTTTGGTGCAACACGATTAACAAAATCTTGTGTTGCAATACGCGGAATAGGAGAATTCAAAGCAGTAGGATTATAAGTATCGGCTGTCATATTCATTCCTGAACTTCCTCCTGCTTGAGCAATATCGGTAGGATTTAGACCACCAGAAGAAGGATTTACACCAACAGAAGCAGGTTGAGCAGCATTTGCTGCATATAAATTAGCTTGATTGGTTGCTTGTTTTGTTGATTCAGCTACTGCTGCTGCTGTTGTTTGCTCTGCTCCTAATTTACCAAGTTCATCTATACCTTTATTTACACCAAAGCTTGATAATCCTGCTAACAATCCTTGTTTAAGATCACCAGTGACAGCGTATTGCGCTAGTCCACCACCTAATGCACCTGCCGCAGCCATTCCTAATGTTTTACCCAAAGCTGCTTTACCAAGATACGATCCAACAAAAGGTGCAATAAATGGTAAAAATGCTTCAGGTTGACCAGTTTGCGGATTTACAGTTATAGGCAATGCTTGAGATAAACCTTTAACTTCAGCAGGATTAACATGAAGAAGCATACTGTCTCCATAACGACCTTGTGCTGCAACATTTCTGGTTTGTTCTTTTATATCCATTTCTTCACCCTAGTAATGATTTTATATTTTTACCTATCTTCTGTTGTTTCGCAACCAAACATATTAAAACTCATATTGACTGCACTTGTGCGTACTTTTACAACATCTGTTTGATTTAATGTTATACCTAAAACTATTGATAATGAATCATTAGCTGCTACAGATTTATCATAGTATATAAATTGTTTATCATCAGCACTAGCACCCCCAACATGAACACTTAATCTAAATGTTATTGCAGAATCTGTTCGATTTGCTGCAACAATAGAACTAACAGTAGTTTGTGTCATATCAGGCACTGTGTAAAGTACAGTAACTGTTGTTGCTGAAGGGTCTAATTGTCCTAATACTTTAAGGTTATCAGCCATGTTTCATGCCCATTAATAAAAATTGATGTCTTTTAAAAGCTTTGCTTGTTACTGTTGATTGCATTTGTTGTACTTTTGTAATTTTATTATTTAGGTCTGCTATTGTTTGCTCTATGATTCTTCTTGTTTGTGATTCATTATTACGATTATATTCTGGACTAGAAATAGGTAAAGATATTGTTCTTATGTCTTTCATTATCTTCTTCCATCTTGTTTTATGTCTAGCCTTATATCTCCTAGTCTCCATCCAAAACTACTAGAATCGCTTGATATTCTTACCGCAGCTTGTCTGCTTCTGGCTCTAGTGTTTACAAATGTAGAAGATGGGGTAACATTTATAGTTTGTAATGTAGACAAATCTTGCAAAGGATAGTCTCTACCTTTTATTGTAAATGTAACAGTATCTGAAGTTGTTTGCTGATCTCTAAATTGTATATCTGGTATTAACTTTGATATAAAAATAAATCCTTCTCCATCTGGATTTAGATCAAAGTCACTTGATTCTATAAATGAAGTAAATGTATCTGTTCCATCACCATGACCAACTTCATGCCTATAAATATAATTTAAATTAGTTGTATCATTTTTGCTAGTTGCAAGTGGCTTTTCAAATATATTAGCTTCGTTCCAAGCTGTTCTAACAAAGTTATCTGCTGTTGTACCTATCGACCATGTGTCTTCTAAATAATTAAATAAAACATACTTGTCTATTTCTATGCTTGTACCTGAAGGATAAAACCACATAATTTCATTTACACTTTCATTGGCAGCTGCAAATACTTTAAATGCTTGATCTTGGTTTAGGTCTGAAAAAACATAGTCTAATACTGCACATGGAAGTCTTTCCGCAGTTCCAGCATAAACAAAGAATCCATCTCTATCCATAAAATAGACTCTATTGTTTGCATTAACAGCTGCATTTGGAGCTATTAAAGATGGTCCTTCTGCTACTTCTGTAAATGAAAAAACAAAAGGCTCACCTACAAAACGCATTGATACTATTCCTGCATCAGTCCATATAAGAATTTCTTGTCTTGTTTTTAATGCAGAAATAATTGTAGAACCTAAAGAAAGCTGTACACCACCAGCTTGGTTTGTTGCGGTTGGAGTCCAATCAATAGCACTTTCTGTATCTGAAAATCTTACTAACAATGGGTCTATAACTGAAGAACCTATAGAATTGCAGCCAAAAGCAATAACGTGCTTGTCTACATCTGACATCATAATTTGTAATACTGCGGTTGGCACATCACTTGCATTTGATTCTGCGGATAACAAAGTTGATCTAGTAGATGCACCGCTAGATTTATCCCAAAAGAATATTTCTGATGCTCTTGGTGCTGCTATTATATCATCGCCAAAATTATCTATTGACCAAGTTCTAAGTTGATTAATTACTGATAAATCGGTGGTTGATCCAAATCCTCCATCTCCCCAAGAATTGATACCCCAACCTGTTCCTCTAACATAAACATCTAAACCAGTATTAATTTGATAAACACCATCTACTCCTGAACCACCATTACCTGTATCAGAGCCATTTGCAACTATAGCATCTCCAGAAGTATCTTTAGCATTGAAGGTGTATGTATCTATTCCTGTAACTGTTTCTATTTGATATTCTTGATTAAGAACAGCAGCAGTAATTGTTCCACCTAAAGTAGCTGCACCTGCTATAGTTACAAAGTCTCCAGAAACGCAACCATGATCATCATCTGTAGCTGTAATTAAACTAGACCCACTTGTAGCAGCAAACAATATTCCATTTGTAGTTGTTGCTCTTATAGGTGTAATATCGCTTATTGTATTTCCAAGAATCACATAAAGTTTTTGATGTGTTCCAAGTATTGTAATATTGTCTCCGTTAATAGCTTTATATGTATGTATTTTTCTTGCTGTACCAACAAAGCTAGTTTCAATGAATTTACTCCATCCACCAAATCTTTCTGGTCTGCCTTTTCGGAATCTTACTTTGTCTGCATCAAACCAACCACCTTCGTTGCTATAGTTAGTACCTTCTCGGTTTATACCTGGCTTGAATATATATTTACTTAGTGCCATAAATTAAACCTCATTGGTCATCGCTTGTAGTAACTGTTCTATAATAAACTACAACTTCTTTTAATTCATTTATATATCTTTTAAGCTCTTGCATATTATATGCCATTAATTCGTAATCAGGCACTGACATAGCAAAAAATACTAATTGCCCTTGATCTTTTTTTATTCTAGCTAAAAATTTATCAATGTTCTTATCAGATACTACATACCAATAAGGTTCTTTTAAATCTATTTCTCTTGGTAAAATTGGTTGAGCTATAGTTCTTTCTATAGGTTTAGACTTAATATTAATCGTCTTGCTGTTTGGTATCAGACTGCAACTGCAAACCATCATCGAGATTATCAATACTACGACTAGCTTTTTCGATGCTTTCAAATACATTTTTTGTTCCTTTATTTACTTTTATTTCTAATAAATCTGGTTTAGCAGCCGCTAACTTTGTTAAATCGTGTCTTTTAAATATATCAAGATAACGATTCATTTCTGATTCTATTTTTTGATTTTTAGATTGTATCTCTAATAATCCTTTAGCTTGCGAAGCAAAATCATTTTGCAAGGTAGTTATAGTTTCTTTTTGAGTTTCTACTGCACCTTCAAGAACTTGATTGTTAGACTTCAATGTAATATTTTCATTGTACAACCAGTAAGAACCTAATCCTAAAACTATAATAATACCTATTAAAATTTGGTTCATAATAAATTCTCTATCTAATTATTCTTATAAGTATATATTTCAAGTGCTTTTGTTTTTCCTTTAACTTTAATAGATTCTAATTTCTTTAGCTTATAACCACTTGCTTCCTTAGTTGATTTTCCTATTAGTAGATTAACATTCCTATCTTTTGTAGCACTTTCTAATCTTGCTGCTGTATTAACTGCATCTCCAATAGCAGTGTAATCAAACCTAGATTCTGAACCCATGTTACCTATTACAGCTATTCCTGTGTTTATTCCAATACCTATTGCAATAGGAGGTAGGTCTTCTTTTTGTAATTCTACATTTAAAGATTTCATGTTTCTTATAATGTCTAACGAGCAATCAATAGCTATTTTTGGATGATCTGATAAATCTAATGGTGCATTGAATATAGCCATCATTGCATCACCAATGTATTTATCTACCATTCCTCCATGTTTTTGTACCGCTGATTGCTGTGCAGTTAAAGCTTTGTTCATAATGTAAGTTACTTTTTCTGGTGGAAGCAACTCAGACATAGAAGTAAAACCTCTAACATCTGTAAATAAGAATGTTGCTTCTCTTTTTTCTCCACCCAGTTTTAATAACTCTGGATTTTTTTGTAATCTTTTTACTTGTCTTGGGTCTAAGTAATGTTCAAATTGTTTTTTAATTTGCAGTCTAAGTTTGAACTGCTCTCTAAATCTAAGATAAAAAGCTACTGAAGCAACAATAAACTGTGACAATAGCGACCAACTAACATCTATAAGAATACCTTGTTGTATTAAATAATAACCACCAAAAGCAGTTAATAAAAATAATATACTGGTAAATAATATTCCGCTGCTTATTCCAAATACAATAATAAAAATCCAAGTTAATATTATTGTTGTAAAAATTATTAATATTTCCGCAGCCAAGGCCCAATCTGGTATATAGGGGCTATCTTGTATTAATATAGATTCTGCTAGTGCAGCTTGTATTTTGTGAGGCTCAAGCAATCCTTCTGGAGTGGCTATTTGTGGCATAACTCCATTTGCAGTTATTCCTACAAAAACATATTTATTTTCAACATTCATTTCTGCAAGTGTAGTTTCTGGGGTGTCTATCCAGCTTATCCACTTTCTACCCATACTATCTGTTTTTACAGGTGGTATTCCTTTTATGGCTACTTCTTCAATACCATTGTCATTTGTTTTTATAATATATGTTCTTGTTGATGTAAGAGCTTTTAGAACTTGAGTTCCAAATGAAGCTATCCATCCATCAGGGGTTCTTACTAATAATGGTATTCTTCTTACTAATTGATCTATTTCAGTTGGTGCAATAGCTAATCCTTGTAATGCACTTTCTGATAAAGGCTGTATGTTTTGTTTAACTCCAGCAGATAATATGCCACCAACATTATTACCTTTTATAACTGTTCCTGTTGTTTTTGGATAACTGCCTTTTCCATCTTGGAACATTGCAATAACTGAATTGCTATTTTTAAGTGATTCAGAAAAAAACTGATCTCCATTCATTCTGTCTGCTTGCGGAAAAGATATAACCCATCCAACCCCTAATGCCCCTTTTTCCATAAGACTATTGTTTATATCACCTAGTCTTTTTCTTGGAAAAGGATAACCGCCTTCATTTTCTACGTCTTGCTCTGTAATGTTTAGAATTACAAAGTTTCCTGAAGGTTGTTGTTTTTTTACAAAAGCATCAAATGTTTTTAGCTTTAAAATTTCTGTAGGAGTTGATTGATATATAACAGGCAACATCAGAATTGTAAGTATTATAAATATTAATTTTTTCATTAATCGCTTTGTGTAATAGTTATGTAAGAACTACTACCTCCATTTACTTTAACAATATTGCTTACACCATCTTGATTAAAAACTACTGTATAAGCTTCGCTGCCATCTAAGTCTACTTGCAGATATTCATTTACTGCTCGTCTAAGGCTAACAACATTTCCTGATATAATTGTAGTTATTTGCGTATCTGGGTCTTTACCTAACAAAGTTCCTGATACTTGGTTACTTATAGACTGAGACAAACGATCTTCTTCATTAAGTATAGCTAATGCGTCTATTACATTAAGCAGGTCTTCTAAAAAATTTACATCTAAATAATTTATATCTAATTCTGTAAATTCAAGATCATCTTCTTTAAGAAAATCTTCAGCTAAGTAATCAATGTCTAATCCATTAAAATCTAATATAGATTCTTTTTTTGTTACTACCCTTTCTTGTATTACTTTTTGTTTTTTTGGTGGAGTAACAATCAACATATTATCAATTATATCTAAAGTTAAATTTAGTATAACTGGTTTAGATGGCTTAGATTCAAATACACTAACAGTAGTAGCCTGGTAAGGCTTGTTTAATAAAACTGTACCCATTGCAGTAACAACTTCTATTTCTCCACTAGAAAGACCAGAAGCATCAGGTAACAGTATTATTAATGATCTACCTAACTCGTCTACTGTTGCTGTAAAATCAGTACCTCTAATTGCTATATTAGCTGTTGGTGTTTTTAAACTAATATTTTTTTTATCTATTTTGTTTAAGTTTCCAGTAATAAATCTAGCTGTACCTAAACCAAAAGTAAGAGCCATTTTAGATTTACTTGGATTAGGATCATATATATATTCATCAATAGTTAATTGTGAATGTTCAGTAAGACTTACTTTGCTGTCATCTAAAAATGTAATAGACATTCTTCCGTTTGCAGTAACAACTGCGTCATTACTTTGTATAGATAAGTTTAGTTTGGCATTTAAAGGTTCATCTCTTACTATTTGTGCAGAACCATTTAATTCAGATATGCCTCCTATTTCAGCATCCGATTGAGGTTCCTTGATCGTTTTGGATAACACAAACTGAGGAAGAAGCATTGCCACCAACAGAAATAATTTTAAGCCAATCATTATCTTGTGTACTCAGTTGTTTAATATTAAATGTTCTTTGTCCACCTGTATGATCTAAATAAAAGTACCCACCAGATGAAGCAGATACGCCAGTACCTGTGTAGCTTATTGTGTTATCAGAACCATCTATATCCATAAAGTTTGTAGCACTATCTATATTTATATTAGATGTTACAGTGTTGTTTGAACCTTGAAAAATCCAATCTAAATTTAAGCTTGTTGCTAAAGCTGATGTTCCTTGGTTTAAAGTAAACGTGTTTCCTGCTCCAGTAACAGCTATATTGTGATCAGAACTGTCTGAACTATATGTGTTTGTAGGGTCTACTTGAATTGTAAACGCATTAGTTGAACCAGTAAAATTGTACAAACCAGTAAAATTATCAGACCAAATATCTCCTAAAAATTTATTAGTAGCTCCAATCATATTAACGTCTAATGTCATGCTTGTACCATCAAGATCAAAAGCTGTTAAACTTCCTGCCGAAGAACTTAATCCACCTATAATATTAGAAATACCTAACTGCTCTAAATCAATGTTAGCACCTGTACCTGACTGATCTACAAATATTTCATTATCAGCCGCGTATACTTGTGCAATCATTATCATTGCAATTAGGTTTATCAATGTTAATTTTTTCATGACTCCAGTAACTCCTGTCATAACCAATATTAATTAATGTTAATACTGCACTTTCTATAGCTTTTGAAAGTGCTAAAGTTGTAGATTCGTTACGAGAATTACCTGATTCTATTTCAACCAGCTTTGTTCCCATTTCAATAAATCTAAATACATCTTCTGATTTTCCATAACTAAATATAGTTTTTTCAGTCATTACTTCTATAAGTATTTCTCCTGTAGATACGGAAACCATGCGTAAGGTTACTGTAACGCTATCCTCTCTATATTGAATACTAGAACCGATACCTAAATATCTAGCACCCATACCTCCTGTAGAAAGATTGCTTTCATAAGCAATAACAGCACCTTCGATTAAAACTCCTGCAAACAACAAAGGAGATAAAGTCTTTTTTTTATCTTCCTCAGTTCCTATTGTTTCTCTTGCTGATCTTATTAATTGTCTTTCTTTTGTTAGATTGTCTAAACCAACTCTTTCAACAACTCTAAAAAATTCTCCATTTCCTGCGTGTTTCAAAGCTCTTATTAATAAAGCACCAGGTTGTTGAGTTATAGCTGTACTAAATAAAGCAAACTCACTATTACTTTTTCTTTGACCTGTTTGATCTAAAAATGAATTTGGATATACAGCTACAATAGGTTTTTTTGTTGGTGTTTTTACATTTGCTAGTTCTTTAGATTGAAGTTTGGAAATATGTACAAAATTTTGTTCATTAAACTTTTTTTTATATATATCTTCATATTGATCATATGTAGAACAACTAGAAAGTAAAAGTACCAATAGGAATCGTAATTTCAGTAAGTGTTCCATCGCTTTCCGTTATATTAAGAGTTAGTGACGAGCCATCACTGTTATAGCTTATAATATTACCTTCAAGTTTTATTTCTCCTGAAGTTTGTGCTGTATCTCCAAATAAATTATTTACTAGCTGTCTTGAAAGTTCTGCATAAACTCTTGATTCAAGATTTCTCATAAACCTAGCAAGTGTAGTATTTTGGGCATCTCTTTTTATTTCGTCTTGTAGAGCTTTAATTTCTTCTTTAACTGTTAGCTTTCTGGTGTGTTGTTGATTTTCAATAGTAAGATAATGACTAGATATTCCTGCACCATTAAAACTAGGAGATTTAAACTTATGAACTATTTGATCTGCTGAAGAAGTTTGTATTATTAGTATTGCTAGAAAGTATAAATATTTAATCTTTTCTTTGATCATCTCTATCTGCTTTTGCAATTTTATCTATATTAATAAGATTTGGAACTCCAAGTATTGTTTTAATCATAGTATCTTGTCTTATGATTTCGTTATCTAAACTACGAACTCTATCAATTAATGCTACTAAAATTCCATGCTGTGCATCTAATTTACTACCTAGTCTGTCTTCCATTGCTCTTATCTGTACTGCTACTTTTTCATCAAGAACATCAAGTTTAGTTTCCATGCCATCAATTATTCTATTGATAAGTTTCCATATAAAGAAACCTAATCCACCTGCTGCGGCTATAGGAAAACCAACTTCATTAATAAGGCTTACAGCATCTTCCATTAGATTTCGTCTTTATTGTCTTCATAAGGAATAAACTTGTTTAATTCAATTAATTTTTCTCTATTAATTAAATGTTCTGACTCTATAGCAACTTTGCTTTGACCAAAATAAGCTACTGCTAAATAATTTTTTATCATTAGTTGATTAATATTAATGCCATCAACCAATACATTTCCTAAAACTCTACCAAACTTACCTTTAGAGTCTTTTAATTTTGTTTCTATTACAACTTTAGTTCCGTTATCTATGGCTTCTTGTAAAAACGCTGACGCAAGTTTACCTCTAATTTTTTCATCAGCATCTCTAGTTCTACTTTCAGGAGTATCAATGCCATATAAACGAACCCTACACCTGTAAAGAATGTCAAAACCAAGGTCCAAAATAACATCGCAGGTATCGCCATCAACAACCCTGTCAACTGTGCAACTATATTCATACATTATCTGTACCTTTTAGATATTTTTGCAGCAGATTTAGGCTGCTTAGAAAACTGTTTACCTTTTTTTGTATCTTCTCTTTTCTTTTTGGTAGTAGCAGCATATTGAGAACTAGACATAGCTTTTATAGCTTTAGATGGCAAATATCTTTCTCCTGTTTTAGCAGAAGGTTTACCAGATTTAGTTTGCCATTTTTGTTTGGTCCATTTTTGCAAAGACCTTTGTGATTTTTTAAGAGGCATTATCTACCTATTTTTTTCTGCGCTTTAATATGAGAAGAAGAAAAACTTTTTCCATCTTCCATTTCTTTTATCATCATATTCATATGTTTTTTAGTATGATGCTTTGAATGTTTATTTAGTGTAGCTTTTTGCTTTCTATTAAGCTTCATTATACTTTCCTTTTTTTTAAAGGCTTTGATTTTACACCAGTGTATTTCTTTTGATCTTGTTTTATTTTTTCTAATTTTTTAGCCTGAGAAGCGTGTAACTTACTTGATTTTTTTAAACCTTTAATAATTTCGTTTAAATCTTTTGTATAATGCATATCAATCTTCCTCTAAACCATCACTATATAAGTTGTTAAAAGTTATTAATGGGTCTAAGTAACTTTCATGCCCTTCTGCTGAATGTAAATGTTGTGATGGTGCAAAATCTGGCGCGCCTTCTCCTGTTCTCCATAAAGCAGGACTTGTAGCTCTAACTCTATTATTAGGCAAAGCAATAACATTACCTTTCCATTCGCAATCTTCTGTAATATACATAACATGAGATTGTTTATGTTGAGCAGGTTCATCAGCTATATCATTGCCTGTGTAGTCAACTGTAAATAAATATTTACTTTGATAAAACTCATTGTTAATTTTAGCTACCCAAGGGCTTGAACTTACTCTATCCATAACAACAACAGAATGATCTCTTGCTTCACAATCCCAAGGTTGGACTAAATGATCTTCCATTGGTAAAGCCCATTCTTCAACAGGTATATCTGCTACAAGGGCTTGTATTGGCATCCTAGCCCACATAGCACCACCATGTACATTTTGCATATCTTCGTTACTATCCATCTCACAACCAGTAAAAACAACCTGAAAACTAAGAGAACGATCAGGGATTGTATTAACTGCTATTGCAAGTGCATGAATAAACTCACCATGATACCTTTGATGGTTGCAAGTAAACTCTTTTCTGACCCAACATTTAAAATGAGGAATATTACTTATTAGATAAGACATTAGCTTTTATATCCTCCACCAGCTTCTTTATAAGCTTTTGCTAACATTTGTGCTTTACGAGCAGACCACTGACCAGAATTACCACCTTTGCTTCCAGACTTAATTCTTTTAAATTGTCTTTTACGCATAGCTGGTTTTGTATAGTTTCCTGCGGCATTTACTTTAGATTTTTTTTCACTCATTATATATACTTCGCTGCTACAACAACTGATAATATAAAAGGATAGACAGCCCATATCATGGTTTCTAGTCTATCAAACCTTTTTGCACCTTCTTCTAATCTTCTATCTATGCTTTGATACAATGCTTTGCACTCTCTTTCATGACATTCGATAGCATTTAATGCGTTTGTGGTGCTTTTCATTTATTTAAAACATTTGAATTAGATGCTTGTTCTTTAGCTTTACCTATATTCATAGCTAAAAAGTCTATAAGTTTATACAGCTTGCCAACCCAAATGTCATCTTTTGGTGTAGGAGTTACTGCTGCTATTGCTGATGCTGCGGTAACTACTGCTGTAGCTATAGTTATAATATCTACTATTGTACCCATAATGTTCACCTTTAAAGTATTTAATCTCTATATACTGCTTTTGTTGTGCCTCTTAATGCTAATCCATCTCTAGCATTTTTATTTGTACTGCCACCCATGTTACGACCTAGTATTGCTTTTTTAGCTTTTCCAAACATACCTTTAAGTGAATCTTTCAATGCGTCTGGATCACTAATTTTTCTTTTAGGATTAACTTCTTCTTTTAAAGATTTTTGTCTTACATTGCTAACACCTTTTTTTGAAAGTGGAGGTGCTTTTCTTTTAAGATACTCACTAGGAGTTCTTTGTGGATTACCTTTTGCATCGACATTTTTGTTTTCTTTAGCCATTTGTTTTTCCTCTTATTTAGCCTTAGTTAATCCTTTTATTGCCATTCCATCTCTGGATTTTTTGCTTGTTGTTCCGCCAGTTTTCATATTTGTAGGATTCTTACTAACATCATCTCTTGCTTGAAGACGACCTTGTCTCGA